AACAAATTTTCAAATCAATTGGAACGATGAGAGCGGTTCAGCGATTGATTTGAGTGGTTACCACGCTAGAATGCAAATTAGACCAGGTGTTGAATCATCTGAAGTCTTTCTTTCACTTTCATCATCTCTAAAGTCCGATAATACGGGAATCAATTTAAGTGGTTCTAATTTTATAACTCCATTGGCAAGTGGTTCTATTGGAGTGTATATATCTGCAGCATCTTCATCAGTATTAAATTTTGGTGAAGCATTTTACGATTTAGAATTGGTAAAAGGTAATGAAGTTACAAGATTATTAGAAGGTAAGGTTAAGTTATCTAAAAACGTAACTCGATAGGATGTCAGTACAAATAAGCAAAGATATAACAACTGTCCAAGTTGAAATCCCAAAAACCAATGTAGCGGTAGAAAATGCCGTTACGAATATTAATGTCCAAACATCTCAACCTCTAGTAACAATATCACAAGCGGGTGTAAGTGGTAAGGATGGAACATCTGGAACATCTGGTACTTTTGGAAATGTATTGAGTAGTTCACTTAAAATTTCCGGTTCAATTATTCCAAATGTAGCTGATGGAGATTTAACATCTTCGTTTAGTTTGGGTTCTGCTACAAATGCGTGGAAAGACCTTTGGATTTCTAAGGGTACAATTTATTTTATTGGAGATAATAATGAATCTGCATCTATTTCTATAAATGCAGACAATCAAATTGTAATATCTGATATTAATCTTGCAGGCTCATTAACTGCATCTTTAAGAGAAGGATACATTTGGGTTGGTGGACCTGGTAACAAAAATATTGCAATACCAACTTCTTCTTTAGTAACTGGTGGTACTGGAGCAGGATTTCCATATGAAGGTGAAGCACAAATTACAGGTTCACTAATTGTAACAGGTTCAATATTTTTAAATGGAGTTAATATAGCAGGTGGTGGAATTGGTACAAACGGCACATCTGGAACAAGCGGATTAACTATAACAGGTAGTGCTGGTTCGGATGGTACAAGCGGAACGTCTGGATTAACTATAACAGGTAGTGCTGGTACATCGGGTATTGACGGTACAAGCGGAACGTCTGGATTAACTATAACAGGTAGCGCAGGTTCGCATGGTACATCCGGAACTTCTGGAATTTCAGTATTGGTAGATAGTGGTTCATTTGCAACAATTGGTTCAAATTCATTTAATGGTAACCAAACCATAACGGGCTCTCTTATTCAAGGATTAGAGGGGAATATAGCAACAGGAGAAAACTCACATGCTGAAGGAAGTATTACTAAAGCAATAGGAAACTACTCACATGCTGAAGGAGATAATACTCAAGCAAAAGGAGATTACTCACACGCTGAAGGTCAAGAAACAATAGCATCAGGCTCATACTCACATGCAGAGGGGTATCAAACAATAGCATTAGCCAATCATCAACACGTACAGGGACAATATAACGCTGTATCATCTGTACCTTCCGCTTTTATTGTAGGTAATGGAACTGATGATATTAATAGAAGTAATCTTATACACGCCGCTGGAAATGAAGTGGAGATAACCGGTTCATTAAACATAAATGGTTCATTTACTTCATCATTAGCAGAAGGTTATGTTTGGGTGGGTGGAATAAACGATATAACTCATTTAGTAGCAACATCTTCATTTGCAATAACTGGTTCAAACACATTTATAGGTAATCAAACTATAAGTGGTTCAGTTTATTTACAAAATGGTGAATCAATATTGTCTGCTGATAAATTTGATTCGCCTGCTGGAGATTTAACTTTGAGAGCAGGAGATAGTGTAACTAGTGATGCAGGAGATTTGACCGTAAGAGCGGGAGATACAGTAACAGGAATTGGTGGTAATCTCATAATATCAGCAGGAGATACTACAACAGGTAATGCTGGTACACTTAATATAAGTAGTGGTGAAACTATAACGGGAAATGGTGGAAACTTTACAATTAACGCAGGTCAGACTATATCTGGAGACGGTGGTGATGTAAGTATAAATGCGGGTCAAACTGTAACTGGTGCAGGTGGTGCTGTAAGTATAAAAGCAGGTGATACAGTAACTGGTGCCGGTGGTCATATAATCTTAACAACCGGAGATTCTGTTAATGGTAATCCGGGTGATATAACATTAAGAATCGTAAGTGCATCAGTAAACAAAGATTGGGTATTTGGTAGTGCTAGTGTAATATTTCCTGATGGAACAACACAATTAACCGCATTTACCGGAATCCCACAGGGAACGGTATCATCATCACAACAAATAACTGATTTTGGGTTTGTATCATCATCAACCGCAGATACAACTGCATTAAATAATTTTACTAGTTCTATAATAGCGGAAATAAACGGTATTGAAGTATATACGGCATCATTAAAAGCAACCACATTGATAAGTGGAGCTGCACAAATTACAGCATTAGGATTTGGAGCAGGTGGTGGAGATGTAACAGCACTCAATACATATACTGGTTCTCAAAGTGCAATTACAAATATAATATTACAAACAACTGCATCTTTAAAAACTTATACATCATCAATTAGTGGAATTACTAATGCCATAATGGCTTACACCGCATCATTAAAAGCAACAACTTTAATATCTTCATCTGGACAAATTTCTGGATTTGCAACACTAACTGCAAATACATTTGTTGGAAATCAAATAATAACAGGTTCTTTAATTGTAAGTTCAACTGCAGTAAGTGATGCAACTTTATTGACAAGTAGTTCTAATCTTATTTTAAACTCTGGAAGTAATTTATACATTAATAATGGTGGTTTGGCTCAAATAAGTGGTTCACTAAATGTAACTGGGTCAGCAACTATAAATGATATTTTAATACTTACACCAAGAACAACAAATCCAACAAATCCAATTTCTGGTAGTTTTATTGTTAGTTCTAGTGGAGATACAATTAAACCATTCTTTTGGGATGGTAATGATTGGCAAGCACTTTATTAATTATGGCAATAGAATTTACAAACGGATACCAAATTATTTCAAATACACCATTTTATTCTAATATTGATAATTACATAATAAATGGTGTAAGGCAGGCATCTACCGGAGAATTATTTAGAAGTAATATAACTCCCAGTAGAAGAATGACAGTCACACAAACTATTACATTTACAGGATTTAGAATGGTCAGAATACCAAATGATAACTGGAATCAATTATCAACAGTTGCTTTTTATTCACCAAATGTTTCTTTAGCAGTTGTAGGTGGTAGTGGAGGAACAATTGATGGTGGGGTTTCATCTAAAAGTTTTGAGACTAAATCAGTTACAAACCGTCCAAATGTAACGGCTCAAAGAGCAAATCAGACTTGGCAATATGATATAAACATCATTAGAGCGGTAAACAATTCCGTAACTACCCTAACACCTGGCGAATACAGCTTAACAGTATTGGGAAAAAGTGGGATTGGAAATTTGACAATAGCAACCCTAACAAATTCTTTATTTCCAATTGATACCACTAAAAAGATATATCCATCCTCAAATGTATCAACACACTTTGTAATTGAAGTGTTTTAGGGATATATCTCTCAAATAACTAATCTTCCCTTTTCTAATATTTATAAGTAACCTAAAATATATACTTATAATGGCATTAGAAACTTTAATATATCCTGGTTCATCTTCGTTCTTTCCGGGACAAACTCCTTTTGGAATATATGATAACGATTATGAGTTCCAAGAAGAAGCTCCAAAAGTGGCACTTTGGTGTGCTAGAAGATTGGGGTATCCTATTCAAAACATTGAACTTTTAGATGAAAATTTTTACGCTTGTTTAGAAGAAGCAGTATCAGAATACGGTGCGCAAGTAAATCAATTCAATATTCGTAATAATTTAGATGTTTTGAGAGGAAAAACAAAATCTACAAATCTTTCTAATAAATTAGTTCAAGGTTCAAATCTTCCAACATTAATTGGTATTTCGGATGCATATGGAACTTTAGCTGGTGTGGGTGGTAATACTGATATCAAAAAAGGATATGTAGAATTACAAGCCGGACAACAAGAATATGATTTAGATACACTATGGGGAGCTGTTTCTGAAAGTGGAAAACGTATAGAAATTGTAAAAGTATTCCATGAACCAGTACCTGCAATTAATAGATTCTTTGACCCTTATTCAGTAAGTGGACAGGGTACGTTAAACTTAATTGATGAATTTGGATTTGGTTCATTCTCACCGGCGGCACAATTTATATTGATGCCGATATTTGAGGATATGTTAAGAATTCAAGCTATTGAGTTTAATGACCAATTTAGAAAATCTGCATTTACGTTTAATATTGTAAATGGTAAGATTAGAGTATTTCCAAGACCAACATCTCAACATATAAATCTTTACGGAAAATTATATTTTGATTATTTTGTAAAAGACGATTTTACTGAAAATTCTACAAATATAACACCAAATGTAATTTCTGATTATTCGGATATCCCGTATGATTTTATGGAATTTGGTGGCATTAATGATGTTGGTAAACAGTGGATTAGAAAATATACTTTAGCATTGGTAAAGGAACTATTAGGAGCGGTTAGAGAAAAATATTCTCAAATTCCAATTCCTGGTTCTGAAATTAGTTTAGATGGTGCAGCGCTTAGAGCAGAAGCAACAACGGAAAAAGAATCACTTATGACACAATTAAGAGAAACTTTGGAAGAATTGGGAAGAACTAAACAATTTGAAAACCGAAATACGGAAGCTACTGCTCATCAAGAAATGTTACGAAAAGTTCCACTAGCAATTTATATAGGTTAATATTATGGCAAGATTTGCACTATCAAGAGATATAAAATTCTTTGAAGGTATATCCAGAGAATTAGTAGATGTGGTTATAGAAACCGCAGTTGTTCTTTACAAATTAATTGTAGAAGAAAGTAAGACTAATTTGTATGGAGAATCTTTAAATAAAACATATTATCAAGGTGTTGAATGTAGTGCGATAATTCAAAGAGATGAAACAACTGCAAATTATGAAGGATTTGGTGTAGATGCAAATCAAAACGTACAATTTCGTTTTAATCGTTTTACACTTAAAGATAAAGATTTTTATCCAGAAGTTGGTGATATTATTTTTCATAATGAAGCATATTTTGAAATAGATAATGTAACGGAAGACCAATTAGTAGGTGGCAGAATTGAAACTGGAGATGGAGAAAAATTCTCTATCGTATGTTCTACATTTATGACTAGAAGAAGTAGCATACAAACTGAAATGAGAATTGTATAATGGAAAGAAAAGAAACAAATAGGGCCAAACATTTATCAATAGATAAAGAATTTCAGAAAGGTGTCAAAATTATTGATGTCGATACTGCTATTGCCGATTATATGTCTAAAGTTATTATTCCTGATTTGGAAGAAAATGGTAATTTAGTTAAAGTTCCATTAATCTATGGAAACGCCGAAAGATGGACAAGTTCAAGACAACAAGGTTATTTAAGAGATGAAAGGGGAAAGGTTCAAATTCCTTTGGTAATGTTTAAAAGAAATAGCATTGAAAAGGATGAAAGTTTACCGCATTTTAGAGAAGTAATTACACGTCCATTTGCAAAAAAATATTCTCAAAAAAATAGATATGATAGATTTAGCATAATGACTGGAGCTAAACCTACATACGAATTTTATAATATAGCAATTCCTGCATATGTTACCGTTGTATATGAAGTGGTAATTTGGACTTCATTTACCGAACATATGAATAAGATAATTGAACAATTTCAAAATGAAAGTGAAAAATATTGGGGAAATGTAGATGGGTTTAAATTTAGGTCAATAATTAATTCTTTTGAAACTTCTCAAGATTTAGTAGGAGCTTCAGAAAGATTAATTAGAACCACTTTTAATGTAAATGTTAGTGCATATCTTTTACCTGACCAGGTTAATGAAAAACCAACAATTAGTAAATCATTTTCAGCAAAAAGAGTTGTATTCGGTATTGAAACTGACCTCTCTGGAGACCTGTTCACCGGTGCAAATCTTTATAATGAATATGCAGATGTTATTAATTTTGTAGCTATAAGAGGTTCTCAAATGGCAAGTTATGTAAGTCCAACTTCTGTTAAATTAACAAATGTTAGAAAACCACTTCTTCCATCCGAACTTATTGGTGTATTTGATACCGATAACTGGTTTAGAATATATATAAATGGCGATTTTATATCACCTTCGTTTTATACATATACATTTAGTGGTGGTACAAATGAGATAGTATTTAATTTTGTAAATTTAAATTTTTCTTTGGATGTAGATGATGAAATCGCTATAACTGGTAAATTCCAAGAACTATGAATATACTAGATTTAAAAAATATAATGAAAGAAGTAAATGAGCCAAATGAATTTGTATTAGAAGTTCATGACTTGTTACATCCATACTATTGGATTTTCAAAAAAGATAATTTAAGAATAAAAACATTATATAAGACTTTGGAAAAATTTAGAAAACCCACTGCAAGATTTGATGTTTTTATAAATGGATTATTTATATCTGAAAATGATTATGAATATGAGAATATATCAAATACATTTTATTTAAAATTTAAAAAAGAAAGATTTCCTGAATTTGACCGCTTTGGTAATCCATATGAAATCGAAGTTACTGATGAAATAAAAATAAATGGAGATATAGAAATTTATAGATAATGGCGAGAAAATTACCAAATATAAATAGAGGAAACGATTTATTAAAAAGACAAAGATTGGAATTTAAAGATTTTGTGCTTAGAGTAAATACGGATACTTTTATTTATTCATATATACCGGACACACTTGAAGTAGTTGAAAATCTTTATTTTATACTAACATTACTAAATAAAAAATTTGTTTTTGATATTTTAGAAGTAGATGATGTTAGAGATTACATTGATGTATATTTATTTGGAGTAAAACAACCACAAAGCAGATACAATGTAGAAGTTAGTGGAAATAATATAATTGTTACATTTGTTGCAGATGTTACTCGTTTACCAAATGAAGTACCTGCATCGGCATTTGAAATTAAAGGGAAAATAGTAGAAATAGTATAATGGCAAGACTGATACCTCGTAAACAGATAGAAGAACAACAGAATATTTCTGGTTCCCTTACCATACAACAAAATGTAGATATAGGTAATGATGCCATTATTTCTGGCTCACTTTTTGTATCAAAAAGTTTCTTTTTAGGAAATGATGTTACCGATAAAAGTGAAATTACAGGATCTGTATTTTTAACAGGTTCGTTAGAAATAGATGGACAACTTGTATTTAAAGGACCAGAAGCAGTTTTATCTGCAACTGCATCAAATACTTTATTGGCAGTGGATACTCAACGATATGCTGGTATTCTTGCAAAAGATTTTGGTGCTAACGTTCCTACACTTTATGTATCTTCAACCGATGGTGACGATAATAATGATGGTAGAAGTATTCAATATCCACTTCGTACAATTAAAAGAGCGGCATCTTTAGCTTCTCCTGGGTACGATGGTAGATACGGCTTTGATACTGGCTCAATTTTTAATGGATATGTGATTAAAGTACAGGCTGGAACGTATTTAGAGGATAATCCTGTGATTCTTCCTAAAAATACAACCATTTGGGGTGCAGGTCTGCGTATTACAAAAATCAACGCTAAGAATCCAACGGAAGACCTATTTTTAGTAAACTCTGGATGTTATATAGCAGAGGTTACTATGGGTGGACTGAGATTATTTCCAGACCAAATAAATCCTGTAAAGGGGTTTGCTGTGGCTTTCCAACCAGGAGCGTTTATTACAACTTCCCCATACGTTCAGAACTGCTCGCAAATTTCAAACCAAGAGAATTCATTCACCGAACTTTACGAAGATATTCCACCAGGCGGCGGAGGTCTTTACGTTAATGGTGATGTGATAGATCCAGATTCTCCGTTGGCTTCAATGGTATTGGATGCTTACACTCAAATTTCTCCAAACGGCGTAGGTTGTTTGGTTAATGGTAGAGGGTTCATTCAGTTGGTATCTTTCTTTAATAACTTTTCATATTATTCTATTAGAGTAAACAACGGTGGACATGCTACCCTAAACAACTCAAACATTTCGTTTGGTTTGTATGGTATGTACGCATCAGGTTCTCGTTTTATATCTGGTAGTGGTGGTAACATAGCAGCTAGAGATTCCGTAAGAGGGACTTGGAGTGTAGTTGTAGACGTGTTAAATAAAGGATTAGAAGCGGGATTACCTACAATTACAAAATTAAATACCGATGAAGGTATTCGTTTAACATCACCGGCATTATATACACAAAGTAGAGTATCGGCGGGTACTACATTATCAACAACGGCAGCATCGGAAATAGCTTCTGATTATAAATTAATTAGTGCAATTGTAGAAAATGGTACTGCAGACTTTCCAACATTATTGGCACAAAGTTCTAATAAAGGATATGGATTTGATTCCCCTTACAATATTTTAGGAGAAGTACAAATAACATCATCCATATCAGCAACAAATACTGATTTAACAAATATAAGTGGTTCATATGCGGCATTATTAAGTATATTGGCAAACGGTACTGGTTCATTTACATTTAAATCAAATAATGAAGATGCAATTAAAGTAACAAATACCACGGAATATCCATTGGGAACTGCATCACCATTTACGGCGAGTGTGAGTTCTTCATTTAGTACTATAATTGATATTTTGAAAAATGGATTATCGGCAAGTCCGGTATTGGTTTCAAATACTAGTTCAAGTTTATTAATAGGAACTGGTTCTCAATATTTTACCGGAATATCATCATCTATTGCAGTTAGAAATTCGGTAAGTGCTAGTTTTGGTATAGTATATGGTGTTTTACAAAATGGAACTGGTAGTAACATATTACCAATACCTGAAAATCATCAAAGAGTTTATACGATAGTTAATAGTGGTAGTATTGGATTTAAATTTGATGATGTAAATAATTCATTAAATCCAACTCTAACTTTATTCAGAGGTGAAACGTATAAATTTAATGTAGATGCTACAGACGAGTTTGGTGGATTATTTTATCCGTTTTGGATTAGAACTGCACAAATTGCAGATATCGGTACTAAATATGATTATAATAAAGGTGTAATAAATAATGGTGATAGTACTGGTACAATTACATTTACTGTACCATATGATGCACCTAATACTTTATATTATGTAGCGGATAATAATAGTGTAATGGGTGGCAAGTTGAATATTGTAAATTCATCAACAACACCTAGATACTTAATTCAAAATACATTAACATATCCTGAAACAATTTTAAGTTCATCGATAGCAAGTACTGATGTTGATAAAATAAATGCTTATGATTTATTAATAGGAAATAAAGAGCTTGTAAAAGATGAAGTAGTAAGATTTGTAAATTCGTCTTGGTCTGATTTAGATTATAATCAAGAAACTTGTAAAAGAGATGTTGGATTTATTATAGATGGTGTAGCTAAAGACCTTTTATTTGGCGGTAATGAAGAAAGTTTAAGAAGTGCACTTTATTATTACATATATCCATCTGAAGCTACCACAACACAAAAAGAACCAACAACATCTGCTGTAAAATATGCAGCTGGGCTGGTTGATAAATTATTAAGCAATGTAACATTACAGTCTGCTAATAATGATAAATTGGCAGTAGCGGAATCTATTTTAGATAATAGAATATTTGTACAAAATGAAACAATAGCATTTTTAAGTTCTTCTTGGAGTGGAGATGATGGGTTCTATTACAATGAAGAAAAATGTAAAAGAGATGTTGGTTACATTTTAGATGCGGTAGCAACTGATGCATTATATGGTGGAAATGAAAGAGCTATTACGGCTGCAAGATTTTATTACTTATATCCATCGGCAGCAACTGTAGCTGGAGTTCCATCTTCAACCGCACAATTAGAACAAACATTAACCGGTATTAGATATGCGGCGGGTGTAGTTGGTGCATTACTTAAAAATAAAACATTCCAAACAGCATCGGCTACAACACAAGCGGCATATGATTTATTAAAAGCTAACAAAGAATTAATTCAAAATGAAACAATTCAATTTATTAATGTAACATATCCTCAATTAAAATATAATCAAACTAAATGTAGACGTGATGTTGGTTATATAATTGATAGTGTTGCAACCGATTTATTATATGGTGGAAACGAAAGAGGTGTTGTATCTGGTAGAAACTATTATGCATATCCATCAATAGCAACTTCAATACAAAGGAGAGAAACAATTGCTGGTGTTAGATATGCTAAAATTATTGGAGATTATATTGTTCAAAATATTATATTAGATACACCTAGAATTGTTAATAATGATGAAAAAAATATTAAGGTAACTGCTTTAGAAAATATAACATCATCATTTAGTGGCACAATTACTGAAAAGGCTTTAATTAGTAGTTCGTTTTCAATTGTTGAGGGAATTATTAAAGGTGGGTTACAAGCCATTCCATCTGTATTGGCACAAAATACTAATCAAAATTGGGGAGAAGCTAATCCATTAAATGTAACATCAAATGTTCAAACTACAAGTTCGTATGTAACTCCAAACGAAATTAATACAATAGATAGAAATTTCGGAATCGTTACAAACATTATAGATAATGGAATATCATTAGAACCTGTATTAACTTCATCATTAGATGGATTAATTAAAGTAACCGATATTGCTCAAATAAGTGGAACATCTGCAACAAATAATGAAACTGCAAGTATTAGTTCATCATTTGCATATGTAATGAATGTTATAGCCGGTGGATTGGGACAACTACAACCATTGGTATCTAATTTAAGTGCAAGTATTGTAGTAACAAATACACCATTCATATCATCAACTGCTGCAAGTGGTTCTATTGGAACTTCCATTAGTTCTTCAATGAATACTATTGCAACTATTATAAGTGGTGGATTAGGTGTAGTTCCTACATTAATTTCATCTGTAGCAAATAGTATTAAAGTAACAAACACACCTCAATACATTTCAGCATCTTATAGTGGAAGTTTAGAAGATGTATCGTTTGTATCCGCATCAATCGCTATTGTAACAAGTATAATTAAAGGTGGTCCATCTCCGGCCAAAGTAGTTTATACAACACCAGTATCTACCGTAAACGCTAAAGCTTCTTACGATTTATTAAAGCAAAACATTCCATTTATACAAAATGAAACTATTGCATATTTGAGTTCGTCTTGGGCTGGATTTGAATACGATGAGGTTAAGTGTAAAAGAGATGTTGGTTTAATAATTAGTGGTGCGGCCGAAGACCTTATATGGAATTCAAATTCGGCATCTATTGTAAATGGTGAATATTATTATGAATTCCCATCACAGGCAACCGATACACAACTAAATCAAACTTTAGATGGTATTAATTATGCTAGTAGATTAGCTCAAAAGTTAATACAAAATATAGAATTCAACACAGCACCTATTAACAACCAAAATGCCGATACTTTATTAAAGAACAACAAAGTATTCATACAAAACGAAACAATCGCTTATATGAGTTCTTCTTGGGGTTTATTTGAGTATAATGAAGCTAAATGTAGAAGGGATGTTGGATATATCATAGATGCGGTTAGAACTGATATCGTTTATGGTGGAAATGAAAGAACAATTGAAGCAGGTAGATACTATTATTTATATCCATCTGAAGCAACTAGCACTCAATTGCAACAAACTACCGATGCGATTAATTACGCAAGTAGATTGGCACAAAAAGTAGTAGCAAATACAACCTTTGTAGTAGCTGATACGAATGCTTTAAATGCAAGTAATTTACTATCTTTAAACAAATCATTAATAGCTAGTGAAGTTGTTGAGTATGTAAGTTCTTCTTGGAGTGGTGTTCAATACGATGAAAATAAATGTAAGAGAGATGTAGGATATATTTTAGAGGCAGTAAGAACTGACTTAGTTTATGGTGGTAACGAGAGAACTACAATAGCTGGGCAGTATTATTATCTATTCCCATCTGCAGCAACTGTTGGTGGTGAACCTACCGCAACTCAACAATTAGACCCAACAATAACTGGTGTAAATTATGCACGTAGATTAGCACAAAATATTGTATTAAATAAAACATTAGTTTCTCCAACTCAAGCTGTTTTAGATGCTAGAGAATTGGTAAAAACTAACACAACATTTATACAACAAAATGTAATTGAATATATTTCTGATACATACCCTACATTGAATTACAAAGTAGATAAGTGTTTCAGAGATGTAAGATTTATTGTTGATGGAGTACTTACTGATTTGGTGTATGGTGGTAATGAGAGAAGTTTACAATCAGGAGAATTCTATTACAAATATCCATCACAAGCAACCGATTCGCAAGCAAATGAAACAATAGATGCAATTAACTTTGCAAAAGAATTAAGTAAATTAATTGCAATTGGTGGTAAGGCTATTGAAGATGGATTTGATACTGTTGTAGATATTATTAGTAGTGGAAGTTTAGGTTATCCAACTTTAGTTTCAAATACTTTAGCTGGAATTAAAGCAACAAACGAACCACAATTTGTAACACAGAGTTCGGTATTAACATCGGATAAATCAATAGTATCCGCATCTTTTGGAAATGTAATTAATATTATAGATAAGGGTGTAAATGTTATTCCAACTATTATATCTTCTACAAATAGAGGTATTAATAAACTTGGTAATGTTCAAACTACATCATCAATAACTCCAGTTGCAACGGATATAAACAAAGTTGGAAGTGGATTTGATATTGTATTAAATATTATAGCAAACGGAACTGGTTCAATACCATCCAAAATCACAAACACATCATCTGTAATTAAGAGAACCGATAGTGTACAATATATTACAACGGCATCTATTTCATCAACATATTTAACAAATGCAAATTCTGCATTTGATATCGTATTGGATGTTCTTGAAAATGGAACTGGTTCTTTACCTTCGTTGGTTAAAAATGTAAATGGTTTAGTTAAATTAACAAATAGTACGCAATATACATCTTCAATGAATGTTAGTAGTTCTAGAGTTAATAGTATCACTTCATCATTTAATACTGTTATAAACATATTAGAGAATGGAACTGGTTCGTTACCAAATATTATTTCAAATAATTTTAATAATGTTAAAGTAACAAATGGATTAAATTATGTATCAGCATCTTATAGTGGCACATCGATACAATCTACATTTATATCGGCATCAATTTCAATTGTAACAAATATAATTGCGAATGGAACTGGTAGTTTACCTAATATAACTTTATATACATCATCAATATCATCATCTGCTGTTTTAGATGCATATAATATATTAAAAGCACATATACCATTTATACAAGATGAAACAATCGCATACTTGAGTTCTTCTTGGAGTACCGCATCTTATGATGAGGCTAAATGTAGACGTGATATTGGTTTAATTGTAAGTGGAGCAGCTGAAGACCTTATATGGAATTCAAATTCTGCCTCCGTTGTAAATGGTAAATATTATTATGAGTATCCATCGCAGGCGCAAGGTGCACAATTAAATCAAACGTTAGATGGTGTATTCTATGCAAGTAAATTGGCACAAAAAGTAATATTAAATACTTTATTTACTTTACCAACACCACAAACAAATACGGCATATGATTTATTAATTAATAATAAAGAGTTTATCCAAAACGAAACAATTGCATACATTAGTTCTTCTTGGAGTACAAAGGAATATAACGAAACAACTTGTAAGAGAGATGTTGGTTATATATTAGATGCAATTGCAACTGATGTTAAATGGGGTGGTAACGAAAGAGCAGTAACTGCGGGAGTGTTCTATTATAAATATCCATCAGCGGCAACCGGCTCTCAATTAAAAGAAACTGTGACTGGTGTAACTTACGCTAAAAATTTAGCAGATAAGTTATTAAGAAATGCACAATTCCAAAAAGTATCTCAAAACAAATTACAAGCTAAAGACCTTATTGTAAATAATAAGAGTTTTATAGAAAATGAAGTAATTGCATATGTATCGGCTAGTTGGAGCGAGTTTTCATATAACGAAACAACTTGTAAGAGAGATGTTGGTTATATATTAGATGCTGTAGCAACTGATATTATTTATGGTGGAAATGAGAGAAGCTATGAGGCTGGTAGATATTATTATTACGAACCGTCAACAGCAACTACAACTCAATTAGGCCCAACGTTAAGTGGTGTTAAACACGCTAAAGGGTTGACACAACAAATACTTAAAAATTTATTATTTGTTAAACCATCTAATTCTGCACAAATTGCATACGAACTATTATTTAATAATAAGGCACTTATACAAAACGAAACAATCGCATTTGTAAGCTCTTCTTGGAGTATGTTTAATTACAATGATGTTAAGTGTAGACGTGATGTGGGATATATTGTAGATGCAGTAGCAACTGATATTCTTTATGGTGGTAATGAAAGAGTTTCTGAAGCAGGAGAATATTATTACTTATATCCATCATTAGCAACCGTTGAAGGTGATGGTAACGAATCCGGACAATTAGACCAAACATTGGATGGTGTTAAATACGCTAAAGGAATAGCACAAAAAATTGTAGCAAATACTTTATTACAAACACCAACAGAATCCGAAAGAGCTGGATATGATTTATTAATAAAGAATAAACAATTAATTCAAAAAGAAACTATTGCTTATATTAGTTCTTCTTGGAGTGGTATTGGTTCATTCTCTTATAATGAGGCAAGTTGTAGTAGAGATGTGGCTTACATTTTAGATAATGTAGCAACCGATTTATTATATGGTGGTAATGAAAGAAGTTCTAAAGCTGGTGAGTACTATTACTTATATCCATCTAAAGCAACTGTAATCAGTTCAATATCACCTGATACTAATTCTCAAAAAGGACCAACAATAGATGGTGTAACCTTTGCTGCAGGAATAGCACAAACTATTTTAAATAATACTACATTAATACAACCAACCGATTATGTTAAATCGGCAGTAAGTTTATTAAAAGCAAATAGGCAATTTATACAAAATGAAACAATTCAATACATAGATGCATTCTTCCCTTACTTAACTTATTTAAGAGAAAAATGTAGACGTGATGTTGGATATATTGTTGATGGTGTAGCAACTGATTTATTCTATGGTGGAAACCAAAGAAGTATAACTTCTGGTGATTACTACTTTAGATATCCAAACAAAGCAACAACATCGGACCAACTTTCAGAAACGGTATCCGGTATTGAATACGCTAAAGCAGTATCTAAAAAAGTAGTACAAAATATTTTATTAAGAAAGCCGGTTACTAAAGATAATACATCCGCTAATATAAAGGCAACTGATACAAATCAATATACTTCATCTATAAATGTTAGTACAACTGAAATAAGTAAGATTAGTTCTTCATTCTCAATTGTAACTGATATAATAGCAGGTGGTGTTAGTGTATCTCCAATAAAAGTATTAAATACAGAAGCTGGAATTAAAGTAACCAATGAAACGGCAGTAACTTCATCTATAAATGGTGGCAACACATATGCTGATTTAGTAACATCATCATTCAATTTAGTAAGAGATATTATTTACTATGGTGAAGCTGGTATACCTGATGCATTGGCTAGAAACTATGATTATGGTTTCGAATTACAAACTCCAACTTTATTACATATCAGTTCAACTGAACAAAGTGTAATAGGTGGAACTAATAATGCTAGTGATTTGGTTGATGTTAGTGCCTCTTACGCAACTGTAATTGATATTGTTAATAATGGTACTGGTTCTATACCAACTATTATAGAAAATACATCATCATCAATAAATGTAATAGGTGGAACTCCATATCAATCTCCTGTAGCCGGTACAACTACTGATATAAATAAAATTGGTAGTGGATTTGGAATTGTAACTGATATAATTGAAGGAACTTATCCAACTGTTGTATCAAACACAACAAATGGTGTTAAGGTAACAACAACTCCTCAGATATTAATAAATGGTAGTACCGCACAAAGATTACAAGCTAAGTTAGTATCATCATCATTTGCGGTAGTAACAAATATTATCTTAAATGGTACTGGTTCTCAAACATATGTAGCACCATCGGCAACCGCAAATACTAATCCAAGAATAACATCAGCTTACAATTTATTAGTAAGTAATAGTTTAATGATTGTTGATGAGACTATAGCATATATGAGTTCATCTTGGAGTACATTTGATTATAATGAAGAAAAATGTAGACGTGATTTAGGATATATTATTGATGGAGCAGCTTCTGACCTTTTATATGGTGGAAACTCTGGTTCATTCTTAAATGGACAATTTTATTTATTAATACCATCACAAGCAACATCTTCTCAATTAGACCAAACTCTAACTGCTATTAGATATGCTAGTGGTATTTCTGAAAAGGTAATTCAGAGCCAATTATTAACACATATTTCAGCATCACAAAGTACATCAGCATCTTATGTATCATTATTAGAGAACAAAGAGTTCATACAAAACGAAGCAATTGCTTATGTATCTTCGTCTTGGTCAACATTTGATTATAATGAAACAACTTGTAGACGTGATGTGGGATATATTGTAGATGCGGTAGCAACTGACCTTTTATATGGCGGTAATGAAAGAAGTTGGATAGCAGGAGATTACTATTTCAGATATCCATCACAGGCTACAACTTCACAATTACAACCAACATTAGATGGTATAAATTACGCCAAAGGTGTGGCAATGAATGTAGCTAAAAATACTACATTTGTAACTGCTGATGTAAATACACAATTCTCTTATGATATTTTATTAGCAAATAAAGAGTTCATACAAAATGAAACTGTTGCATTTGTAAACGCTAAGTATCCTAACTTATATTATGACCAAATCAAATGTAAGAGAGATGTGGGATACATTGTAGATGCAGTAGCAACTGATTTATTGTATGGTGGAAACGAAAGAGCAGCAATAGCTGGTGAGTTCTATTACTTATATCCTTCATTGGCAACTGAATCAGAGCAAGTAGTTGAAACAACTGCGGCAATTGATTATGCTAGAAGATTAAGTTTAGAAATAATTCAAAAGAATACCATTTCTACTCCACAAATTGTATCAAATACATTTAATAATATCAAAGTAACAAATATATCACAAATAAGTGGTGTAGCGGCAACTCAAACTGAAGCAACTGCTATATCTTCTTCTATTGGTATTGTAATTGATATCGTATCGAATGGTACTGGTTCATTACCAATATCAATTCCTTATACAACACCATCTACTGACCCTAATGTAATAAATGCATATAATAACTTAAAAGCTAATATACCATTTATCGCAGCAGAGACAGTTGCATATATAAGTTCGTCTTGGGTGACTGGTTCTAATTCGGATACGGCATTTGTTTACAATGATTTAAGTTGTAGTAGAGATGTTTCGTTGATTGTTAGTGGAGCAGCAGAAGATTTATTATGGAATAGTAATTCGGCATCTATTGTAAATGGTAAGTATTATTATGAATATCCATCACAAGCAACCAATACACAATTGGATGAAACATTGGATGGTATTTCTTACGCATCTCAATTAGCACAAAAGATTGTATTGAATACATTGTTTGTAACCGCATCACCAACCGCTTCAGCAGTTTACAACGCATTAAAAACCAACAAACCATTCATACAAGCAGAAACAATAGCATTTGTATCTTCATCTTGGAGTTCATTAAATTATAGTGAAGCTAAATGTAAGAGAGATGTTGGTTTAATAGTGGATGCAGTAGCAACTGATATTCTTTACGGAGGAAATCAAAGAAGTGCAACTGCTGGACAATATTATTTCAAATATCCATCACAAGCTACTGGTTCTCAATTAGATTCAACATTGAACGCAATTGATTTCGCAGGTGGTACGGCTAAGAATGTAATTACAAACACAACATTTGTAACTGCATCTCAATCAGTATCAGCATCGGTTGAATTATTAAGAAACAATAGATTATTCATACAAAATGAAACTATGGCTTACTTAACTGCTAGCTGGAGTTCATTTGAATATAACAAAGAGAAGTGTAAGAGAGATGTTGGTTATATCTTAGATGGTGTAGCAACTGATATCTTATATGGTGGTAATGAACGAAGTGTAATGAGTGGAGATTTCTATTACAAATATCCTTCAAAGGCAACTTTATTAGGAGATGGTGATGGTGTGGGTCAATTAGGACAAACTTTAGATGGTATTATTTACGCAAGTAGAATAGCTCAAAAAGTTGCACAAAATATACAATTCGTAACAGCATCATCAGCAGTATCTGCCTCATTTGATTTGTTGAGAAAGAATAAAAATTTCATAGCAGCTGAAACTATCGCTTATGTTAGTTCTTCTTGGAGTGGAGTTTATTATAATGAAGCAAGTTGTTCACGTGATGTGAAATATATCATAGACGCGGCGGCAACCGATTTATTATATGGTGGAAGTGAAAGAAGCGTAACCGCTGGTTCATACTATTTCTTATTCCCATCAAAAGCAACTGTAAAAGGTGTACCATCTGAGGCAGCACAATTAGACCCAACAATTACAGGCGTAAGATATGCTGGTAAATTGGCAAGTAAGGTTGTAACAAACCCAACTTTCATATTACCATCAGCATCTCTATTAACAACTGTTAATTTATTAACATCGAATAAACCATTAATACAAAAAGAAACTATAACATTCTTGAGTTCTTCTTGGAGTACATTGAAGTATAATGAAACGAGTTGTTCTCGTGATTTAGGATTTATTATAGACGCGATTAGAACTGACTTAGTTTATGGTGGTAACGAAAGAAGTATTGAAGCAGGTTCTTATTATTATAAGATTCCATCTGTTGCAATTAAAGAATCATATACTGATAACGGCGAAGCTGGACAAAAAATCCAAACTGTTGATGGTATTGATTTCGCAAGAGGCCTTTCTGAAAAGATTGTTTCAAACACTTTATTAACTTATCTAGCACCATCTACAAAGAGAAGACAAGCGGCTGATAGATTGAGAGGTTCTAAAGATGAATTAAGACAAAGAGCAATCGGATACACAAACGGAGCATTCCCTTATTTAGTTTATAACGAAGCGAGTTGTTCTCGTGATACTGGTTTGATTGTTGATGCTTGTTGTACTGATTTATTATATGGTGGAAACGAAAGAGGTATTGCAGCGGCATCATCTTACTATAATGGTCAATACGGTAACGCAATTGCCGTAACTAGAGACCAACTTTTAGAGACTTTGGAAACTAATAGATATTTAAGAACAAGAGCAGAGTTTATAGCAGCTGGAGCACCATTAGAATCATTTGGTTCATTGATTGTGGCAACTGGTATTGACTACTCTTATAATGGTAGTGGTGTTACGTTTAAAGCACTTCCACCGAATCAGGGTGGTAGTGGTGTTGCAAATCCGGCATTTGAAATTACCGAATTGGGTGGTGGTAGAATTTACTTTACATCTGGTAACGAAACTGGTGACTTTAGAATTGGTACGGGATTAAGTATTAATCAGGCAACTGGTACTCTTGTGGGTAGAACATTTAGTAAATCTCTATTCTCATTGGTAACTCCGTTCTCATTGGCACTACAAATATAAAAAAGAAAATAAAAAAATAAAAAAGAAATGGCAGAAGTTTTTGTACCGTTAAACCGATTCCAGTCAGTAGTAACAAATCTGACTGGCGAGCAAGATGAAATTTATATAACCCCGGCCGGAGTATCATCAATTGTGCTATCAGCGCAAATTACCAATAATGATTTAATAGTTCAGCCGGTTACGATATTGGTAACATCTAATAGAGAATTACCTGTGCCAAGATTTGAAACAATATATAGTGGTAGTTCATTTATAAGTTCTTCTGTATCTTTATTAAATTTTAGCGGTAGTTTTGCTAGTGCATCTTTATTATTAAATGCAAATAGACAATTTTTAAGAAAAGAAATAGCAGCCTATACTCAAAACCAAAATAATTTATCGGAAACTCCATTTACCTTTATATCATCATATTTTGAACAAAATACATTAGATGATGTGGATGCAATAAAATATGATATTGCAAATAACACAACTAGTAGAACAAATAAAGCGGCAAAAGCGTATTTTGATAAAAATGGGGTATCCGCAATCGCTTCAACTGAATATTCTGCATCAATATTTGCTTTAGATTATTTAAAAGTATTATCAAATCAAATTATAAAAAATGAATCTGTAACGGGTTCTGCTCAAGTTGAATTAATATACCAAAACACGGTAACACAATCTATATTATCCGGATTCAATAATGGAACAAGTAACGAAGTATCAGCATCTATATATGTAGTAAATTCTTTAGTAGATGTTATCAAAGCAACTATTGAAAGCCCTGTATTTGTTGAACAAGAACCGGTTAAATTGGTTACAAATGTAACAATACCGGCTGCGGATTCACTTTCACCGGTAGTTTCTGGTAAATTAGTATTAGAAGAAGGTTATGGTTTTATAGTTTCCGGCTCAACAAATCTATCGGTAGTCCTATCTTTACTTGAATCTGCGAATGAATAACGATATATGTCAACCTATAATATTTATAGGTGATTTTTTGAATATTTATAACAAAGCTGGAAAGTACGAATGGCAATTAGTAATCTTTTAACGGGTAGGGTTAGGGTTGTATCCCCAAAAAATGTAACACAGGACAGGTATCAATTTATTGATTTATCTCAAGTTGAACCCAATTTAGGTGTTCCAAACTTTTCTGCCTCATTATCAGGCTCTCCGGCTATCGTAGTTTCGGATGACCAGGGTAATAGAGGATTTGTAAGAAGTTTAGATTTAGATAGAGTAAGTGGACAATTTACAGGTTCATTTACCGGAAGTGCAGATTTAACTGGTTCTTTTAGAGGAGATTTTAGTGGAGATGGTTCAAAATTAATTAATTTACCAATTTCCGATACCGCACAAAAATTAGCATCTGCATCTTTTACCGCATCATTTAGTAGTGGTGGTCTTGATATCAATACAAATACCAATATACAAGGTAATTTGTCCGTAACCGATGATGTAAGAATTGGTGGAAACTTATATGTTTCAAAATCTATATATGCAGACCAATTAATTGTTAATGTAATATCATCTTCAATTATATATTCATCTGGTTCAAATAAATTTGGTGATGAATCAATTGATAAGCAAGAATTTACTGGTTCGGTTGAAATAAGAGATAGAGTTGGTGCAAATGAAATTACAGCATCTTCTATTTTGAGTCAGTTTACTGGTTCATTCTTTGGAGACGGTAGAGATTTAAAAAATGTTCCAGCTATATTATTAGCAAGTGGCTCGGTAACCGCTTCTATTGTAGGTGACCTTATTATATTCAATGCACAAAGTGCATCGTTTTTAGGTGGCGTACAAATTACAGGTAGTTTATTATTAAACACAGGATCTGTTGTAATTGAATCGGGTTCTATTGTTGCAGCAAGGGGTGTTATCAATCAACTTACTGCATCTTCTATTATAAGCCAGTTTACTGGTTCATTCTTTGGAGATGGTAGAGATATATTCAATCTACCACAGGCTACAAAATTAGCAACGGGATCTGTAACCGCATCAGTTAGTCCTCAATTTGGATTTAAAGTAGAATCTATTTTAAGAGGTTCTGAATTTACTGGTAGCGTAGATGTATTAGGTAATATATCAGCATCTATGTTTAGTGGTAGTGGTAGAGGATTATTTGATATTCCACGTTCTGCTCTAACACCGGATGCATTAACATCTACCGAGATATCATCGGGTTCAGTAACGGCATCTGTGGCACCGGAATATGGATTTAGAGTTTTATCAATAGCAAGTGGTTCACACTTTAGCGGAAGTGCATATATTGATTCATCTTCTTTTATATACGCTGATGGTTCTAGATTAAGAAACATACCAAGAAGTGCATTAACCGAAGATGCATTGGTTACTACCGAAATCAAATCTGGTTCAGTAACCGCATCGGTTGCACCCAATTACGGATTTAAAGTATTATCAATTGATAGTGGTTCGCATTTTAGCGGAAGTGTTTATATCGATTCTTCTTCATATCTTTATTCCGATGGTAGATATTTAAGAAACATACCAAGAAGTGCATTGACTGAAGATGCGTTAGTTTCTACTGAAATTAAATCTGGTTCAGTAACAGCATCAGTTTCACCTGAATATGGATTTATTGTAACCACTCCATTTAGTGGTTCCAGTTTTGGTTCTAGATTTACTGGTTCGGTTGATGTGAGTGGAAGTGTTAGAGCATTTTCATTTATTGGTGATGGTTCTCAATTAACAAATGTTGCATCGGTAGTTTCTCCGAGAATTGCAAGTGGTAGTGTAACTGCATCGGTATCACCAAATTTTGGGTTTGTAGTATTTTCACCAAATAGTGGGTCTCAATTTACAGGTTCACTTTTTGTAAGTGGAAATATAGAAATATATACGGGTTCTTTTTCTGGTAGTGGTAAATTATTGAGAGAAATTCCTGTATCTGCTATACCTGATTTAGACCTTTCAAAAATAGGTAGTGGTTCTGTAACGGCATCTATAACGCCAAATAAAGGATTTACTGTAAATATATTTTCACAATTTAGTGGAAGTATGGTGGTATCTTCTTCTGTATTTGAAATACCTACTGCATCATTAGATACTGTTTTTGATGTAAGGAATGATGGAACTACCGCATATATTTTTAGTAATGCGGTAACGGGTTCTAATCCAACATTAACATTAGCTAGAGGAGTTCTATATACATTCAACTTAAATGCGGCGGGACATCCATTCTATATCAAAACCGTACAATCATCTGGTACTACAAACGCATATAATACCGGTGTAACTAATAATGGAGATGATGTGGGTGTTATAACATTCATTCCATCGGCCGGTGCTCCTGATACTCTTTACTATAACTGCCAATTACATTCCGCAATGGGTGGTAGAATTAATATTGTTGATAAAATAGTAAGACCTGCGGAAATTAAATTTATTGGAGATACTACTGTAACGGGTAGTTTATTTGTAAAAGATAGAATAGAAGCTAGAGAAATAAGTGCATCATTTAGTGGTTCATTTAGAGGAACTTTTGATGGAGATGGTTCTAATTTATTTAATTTACCATCTGCAACAAGATTGGCATCTGGTTCCATTACTGCATCGGTAAGTCCAGATAGAGGATTTGTTGTACAATCACAAAATAGTGGTTCACAATTCACTGGTAGTATTAATGTAACTGGTTCCGTAACTGCAATTAACTTTATTGGAAGTGATTTTAGTGGTTCATTTCAAGGGGATGGTAGTAGATTAGTAAATCTTCCGTTACCTCAACCAAATAGAATTTTAGATGGACCAGTAACGGCATCGGTTTCATCTATTGATGGATTTGTTGTAAAATCTCAAGCAAGTGGTTCTCAATTTAGTGGAAGTTTAAGAATTAGTGGTAGTATATTTTTAGCATCTGGTTCTTTCTATTCTGGAAGTGGTAGAGGATTATTTGATATTCCAAGAACCGCTTTAACTGAAGATGCGTTTTTAATTGATAGAATCGTAAGTGGTAGTGTAACTGCATCCGTATCACCTCAATTTGGATTTAGAGTTGTTTCGTATGATAGTGGTTCACAATTTACAGGAAGTTTAAATGTAAGTGGAAGCATATTTTTAGCATCTGGTTCTTTTTATTCTGGAAGTGGTAAAGGATTATTTGAAATTCCACGTTCTGCGATATCCGATTTAGATATATCATTAATATCATCTGGTTCGGCAACTGCTTCTATTTCACCTAACAAGGGATTATTAGTTAATGTACCAACTACAATTAATGGATTTTTAGTTGTAACCGGTTCTACTGATATAAAAGCAAATTTAGTAGTAACGGGTTCTGCAATTATTAGTAGTTCTTTATTATCTAAAGGAGTTTCTAGATTTGAATCTGGAGTTTCTGCATCAGTATTTAGTGGTAGTGGTGCTGGGTTGACAGACATACCTTTTTCGGCATTATCACAAGAATTAACTAGAATTGCAACTGGTAGTGTAACGGCATCGGTTTTTCCTGATAAAGGATTTGTTGTAGAATCATTAAGAAGTGGTTCACAATTTACCGGAAGTTTGAGAGTTAGTGGTAGTATATTTTTAGCATCTGGTTCTTTCTATTCTGGTTCTGGTGAAGGATTGTTTAATATTCCAAGAACCGCTTTAACACCGGACGCATTAGAATCAACATACATAGCATCAGGTTCTATAACAGCTTCGGTATCACCTAGATTTGGATTTAGAGTAGAATCTCTGGAAAGTGGTTCTCAAATTACTGGTAGTATAAGAATTAGTGGAAGTTTGTTTGCAACAAATGACTTAACGATTAGTGGTAGCGGAAATGTATTGGGAGATATTAATGTACAAGGTGATGCAACGGTATCGTCTGGTTCTTTCTTTGTTGGAGATGGTAGATATCTATCAAACATAACATTAGCTAATTTAGCAATTGATTCAACAAAAATATTTAGTGGTTCAGCAACCGCATCGGTATCACCAACTGAAGGATTTGAAGTAAATGTTCATTCTAGATTTGATGGAAGTTTTATAGTATCATCATCTGGAAGACCTACACCTGATTATTTAATTGATACAATTGTTAATGTAACAAACGATGGTTCAAATGCATATATAATAAGTAATGCTTCTATATCTGGTTCAAACCAAACAATAACATTACAAAGAGGATTACAATATACATTTAATGTAAATGCATCTGGACATCCATTTTGGATTAAATACGTTAATTCTACCGGAACTATATGGGAATATAGTGGAAGTATAACAAACAACGGAGAAGATAATGGAACAATACTTTGGACTCCACCATCTGGTTCTCCTAATGTTCTTTACTATAATTGCCAGTTACATAGTAGTATGGCTGGTCAAATAAATTTAATTGACTACACGGAAATACCGGCAGAAATTAAATTTATTGGTGAAACTAAAGTAGAAGGTAATATAACCGCATCTATGTTTAGTGGTAGTGGTAAGGGATTGTTTGATATTCCTTTCTCAAACTTAACTGGTGATGCGTTTAGAATTGCAAGTGCAAGTGTAACAGCATCGGTTTCTCCAGATAGAGGATTTATTGTAGAATCATTCCAAAGTGGTTCTGGATTTAGCGGAAGTATTTATATAGATTCATCATCTTTCATATATTCAGAAGGTACTTATTTAAGAAACATACCAAAATCTGCACTTACGGAAGATGCATTAGTTTCTACTGAAATTAAATCGGGTTCTGTAACCGCATCGGTATCTCCTGATTTTGGATTTAAAGTACAAACTCCATTTACATCATCTGTATCTGAAAGTGTGTTTACAACACAAATTGCTTCACAATTTACCGGTTCGGTTTCAATTAGTGGAAGTTTATTTGTTAATGATATTAGTGGTGGATTGTTTGTAGAATCCGGTTCATTTATTTACGCGGAAGGTACATATTTAAGAAACATACCAAAATCGGCAATTACTGAAGATGCATTATTATCTTCGTTTATTGTATCTGGTTCAGTAACAGCATCAGTTTCACCTGATTTTGGATTTAGAGTTGTAACACCATTTACTGAATCGCAAGTGGGTTCTCAATTTACAGGAAGTGTTGATGTTAGTGGTTCATTAAGAGCATTTTTCTTAATAGGAGATGGTTCGCAGATTACAAACGTACAAGCAGCGGCATCTCCGTTGATAGCAAGTGGTTCGGCAACTGCATCGGTAGCAAGTGGTGATAGATTAGTAGTAACAACTGCTAAAACTGGTTCGGAAATTGGTTCTGAATTTACCGGTTCAATAGAAGTTAGTGGTAGTATAAGAGCAACCGATGATATATACGCAGACTTCTTCTATGGTGATGGTAGATATATCACAAATGTAGTAGCCGCAGCGGCACCATTCATTGGAAGTGGTAGTGCAACTGCATCGGTAGCGGATGGTGAACGTTTTGTTGTAATTACTGCAAAAACTGGTTCACAAATTGGTTCTGAATTTACTGGCTCTGTTGAGATTAGCGGTTCATTAATAGTAAAAGATGATGTAACTGCGGATTTCTACTTTGGTGATGGTAGATTCCTTACCAATGTACAAGCGGCGGCGGCACCATTGATTGCTAGTGGTAGTGCAACTGCATCGGTACAAAGTGGTAGAATATTTGAAGTAATTACTAAAGCTCCATCTGGTTCATTTGGTTCTCAATTTACCGGTTCGGTAGCTATTAGTGGTGCATTATCAGCATCTTTATATCAAGGAGATGGTGGTGGATTATTTAACATTCCTGCATCAGCACTTCAAAATCTTCAATTAGATAGAATTCAATCCGGTTCTGCTAGAGCAATTATAAGTCCTGATGAACTAAATGTAAACGTACCAATAACAGCGGCACTTTACATAGGTGATGGTGGTGGACTATTTAATATCCCTGCAAATGCATTGCAAGACCTTAAGTTAGATAGAATTATATCTGGTTCCGTAGAAGCTGTTATTTCTCCAAATAAAGGTTTAGAAATTAATACTAGAGTAAGAATCTTCTCTGGTTCGGCAGAAATAAGTGGTGGTTTATTTATAAGTGGTGGTAATGTTGTTCTACAAAGTGGTTCGGCATTCGTTGGAGATGGAAGTGGTTTAACAAACATTAATATCGCTAACTTAGCGTTTCAAACTCCAATATTAAAGAGTGGTTCGTTTACTGCATCAATTTCACCGGATAATGGATTTGTTGTTAATACATCAGCTAGTATTTGGGGTAATGTATATGTGGGCAATGATTTAAAAGTTGCACATAATATAAGTGCATCTAATACCATATCTGCACAATTATTTACTGGTTCATTTAGAGGAACATATACATTCCAAGGAGTTGGACCAACTGCATCTGCGGACTACGATATTTTAAGATACAACGAAACGCAAGGATATTATATTCCACAACCAGAAACTTCATTAACTGAAACGGTATCGTTTAATAATATAAGTGATTTAACAATCGTTCACAATTTGGGAATCAGATATCCAGTTGTTCAAGTTTACGCAACTGGTTCCGAAGACCAAATTTTACCTGGTACTATTAAATCAATTGATGAAGATACAATTCAAATTATATTTGCTGGATTAACTTCCGGACATGTTGTAATCGGTAGTGGTGGTTCTTTAATACAAGGTACAATTCAAGGTGATAGAGTATTCGGTACCGTATTATCTGCATCATATGCATTTAAAGCATCTTTTGCAGATAATGTAGCTGGATTTGATTCTGCATCATTATCTCAATTATCGGCATCTTTAGGAGATACTGCACAATATATAAGAAATAATCAAACCGCATCAATGAGTGTTGGTAGAGCGGTTTCTGCATCATACGCACTAACTGCATCTTATGTTGAGAATTTGAGTGGATTGAATTTGGTTGAATATGTAAGAAATGACCAAACATCTTCAATGACTGTATTGAGTTCATCATTTGCAATATCTTCGTCTTACGCACTTTATGCAGCGAATGCGGCAAATGTTGATACATCTAATTTTGTATTGAACTCACAAACCGCATCTATGTTAGTAGGTACGGCTTCATTTGCATATACTGCGAGTGTTGCTCTATTTGCATTAAATGCGGCAAATACTGATACCGCATCGTTCTTACAAATTAATAAAGACCAAACTATAAATGCATCACTTACTATTAGTGGAAGTATAGGTGTAAGTGGTAGTATAATTGGAAATGGTGCAATACAAATAAATAATTTACCAACTGGTTCATCTGAAGAAGTTGTAATTTGGAATAGTGTAACAAAAAGATTAGAAAGAAGAAACGTAGCAGCGGCTGTAGGTTCTTCTGGTACATCTGGTACCGAAGGCTCTGGAGGTACATCTGGTACATCTGGTTCATCTGGTTCATCTGGAAGCAGTGGCACTGCAGGAAGTAGTGGTACATCCGGAGAAGATGGCACATCAGGAAGTTCTGGTACATCGGGAACTGCTGGAAGTTCTGGTTCATCTGGTTCATCTGGAAGTTCTGGAAGTAGTGGAACTGCTGGTTCATCTGGAAGTTCAGGAAGTAGTGGTTCATCTGGAAGCAGTGGCACATCAGGAAGTTCGGGAACAACCGGGTCAGCAGGAACATCTGGTACATCAGGAAGCTCTGGTTCATCTGGTACATCAGGAAGTAGTGGCACATCAGGAAGTTCTGGAACCACTGGTTCATCTGGTTCATCTGGTAGTAGTGGCACATCTGGAAGTGGAGGCACATCTGGAAGTAGTGGTTCATCAGGAACTTCTGGAACCGCAGGCACATCTGGAACATCTGGAACAACCGGGTCAGATGGCACATCTGGAAGTAGCGGCACATCAGGAAGTTCTGGTACATCTGGAACATCTGGAAGTTCTGGCACGAGTGGTTCATCTGGAAGCTCGGGTTCTTCTGGTTCATCTGGAAGTGGTGGTACATCTGGTACGAGTGGCACATCTGGTTCAACTGGAACTGGAGGTTCATCTGGTACGAGTGGCACATCTGGCACGAGTGGCACATCAGGAAGTTCCGGTTCATCTGGTTCTTCTGGAAGTGGAGGCACATCCGGTACATCTGGTAGTGCGGGTAGTGGTGGCTCTGCAGGTTCATCTGGTACGAGTGGCACTAGTGGCACATCTGGTTCAACTGGTAGTGGTGGTTCATCTGGTACAAGTGGAAGTTCTGGAACCGGAGGCACAGGTGGTTCTGCAGGTACTTCGGGTAGTTCTGGTAGTAGTGGCACATCCGGTTCAACTGGTTCCGATGGTACTTCTGGTATAGATGGTTCATCTGGAAGTTCTGGTTCATCTGGTACATCTGGAGAAGATGGTACATCAGGAAGTTCTGGTACATCAGGAACTTCTGGAACTAGTGGCACAACCGGGTCAGCGGGTACTTCTGGTTCATCTGGAAGTAGTGGAAGTTCTGGTTCATCTGGTTCATCGGGAAGTTCGGGAAGTAGTGGTTCATCTGGTACAACTGGTTCTGATGGTACATCAGGTAGTTCGGGTTCATCTGGAAGTTCAGGAAGTAGCGGCACGAGTGGTTCATCTGGCAGTAGTGGTACAACAGGTTCATCTGGTTCATCGGGAAGTTCAGGAAGTAGTGGAAGTTCTGGTACATCTGGAACTGATGGCTCGACTGGTTCTGCAGGTACATCGGGAAGCTCTGGCACATCAGGCACAACTGGTTCAGAAGGTACATCTGGAAGTTCTGGAAGTAGTGGAAGTTCCGGACAAGATGGTACATCAGGAAGTTCAGGAAGTAGTGGTTCATCTGGTAGCTCTGGAAGCAGTGGAAGTTCTGGTACATCGGGACAAGATGGCACATCGGGACAAGATGGCACATCTGGAACTGATGGCTCAACTGGTACTGCAGGTTCGAGTGGCACATCGGGAAGTTCGGGTACAACTGGTTCAGAAGGTACATCAGGAAGTTCTGGTACGCAAGGAAGTAGTGGTTCATCTGGAAGTTCTGGAAGTGCTGGTTCATCTGGCTCATCTGGAAGCAGTGGCACATCTGGAAGTACTGGTTCTTCAGGATTAAATGGAACATTCTTCGGCTCATCGGGTACATCGGGTTCAAATGGCACATCTGGTACATCTGGTACATCTGGAAGTAGCGGAAGTTCGGGTTCATCTGGATTAAATGGTACATTCTTTGGTACTTCTGGCACATCAGGAAGCTCTGGTACCGATGGTTCAACCGGTACTGCAGGGTCAACTGGTAGTGCAGGTTCATCCGGCACTGCGGGCAGTTCGGGTACATCTGCAGAAGGAACATCTGGTACATCTGGTTCATCTGGTAGTTCGGGAACTTCTGGTTCAACTGGTTCAGCCGGCTCGGCAGGTTCATCTGGCACATCAGGAAGTAGTGGCACATCCGGAAGTGGTGGTACATCGGGACAAGATGGTACATTCTTTGGTTCATCTGGTACAACCGGTACATCTGGTTCAACTGGTTCTTCTGGTTCGGCAGGCACTTCTGGTTCAACTGGTTCCGCTGGTACAAGTGGATTTGATGGAACATTCTTTGGTTCACATGGTACATCTGGAACTTCTGGAAGCTCTGGTACGAGTGGCACATCTGGTAGTACTGGTACCGCGGGTACATCTGGATTAGGTACTGATGGTACATCTGGAACTTCTGCAGTAGGTACATCTGGTACGAGTGGCACAACGGGAACTGATGGCAGCTCTGGAAGTAGTGGTACAACGGGTACTTCCGGTTCATCTGGATTAAATGGTACGTTCTTTGGTTCATCTGGAACCGCAGGTAGTTCGGGTAGTTCGGGCTCAACTGGAACGAATGGCACATCGGGTAGTTCGGGTTCATCTGGTTCTTCTGGATTAAATGGTACATTCTTTGGTTCTTCTGGAACTTCTGGAAGTAGTGGCACAACGGGTACTTCTGGTTCAAGCGGAATGAGTGGCACGAATGGCACATCTGGTTCATCCGGATTGAATGGTACATTCTTTGGTAGTTCGGGTACTGCAGGTAGTTCTGGTACATCGGGTGCTGGTTCATCTGGTACGAGTGGCATAACTGGTACAAACGGTACTGCGGGTACATCCGGATTTGATGGTACATTCTTTGGTAGTTCGGGTACTGCAGGTAGTTCTGGTACATCTGGAGCAGGTAGTTCCGGTACATCAGGATTAGGTACTAATGGTTCATCTGGTACATCTGGACAAGACGGAACATTATTTGGTTCATCTGGTACATCTGGTACAAATGGTTCTAGTGGAACATCGGGAGCAGGTACATCTGGTACAAGTGGATTGGGTACTAACGGTTCTGCGGGTACATCTGGATTTGATGGTACTTTCTTTGGAAGTAGTGGTACATCTGGTTCAAACGGTTCATCGGGACTTACTGGTTCAAACGGTACGAGTGGCACAACTGGCTCAAATGGAATAAGTGGCACAGATGGTACATCCGGTTCATCTGGATTTATGAATGTATCTGGTACTACTGAAAATGGCGTAATTACTTGGCAAAATGTGCCAGCTGGGGGTGTAGTTGAAAGTAATATTACATTTGATGGAAGTACATTAAGCGTAACTGGTAATGTAACAACAACAACATCAGTAGCAGCAACTACGTTTGTTTCTGCTGGTACTTATGTAATAGGTACAACGTTTAGAGAAACATATTCAGACCAAGGAACTGGTGGAAGCGTAACATTGGACCTTGCAACTGCAAATAATTTCAGAAGACAATTCAATGGAAGTGCAACAATTACTTTCAGTAATCCACCATCATCACCTAATGGATTTGGATTTACATTTACTATGGTTAATGCGGGTGCATATTCTATTACATGGCCTGTGAGTATTGATTGGGTTGGAGGACTTTCACCTGTATTAACTTCAGCCGGAACTGATGTATTAACATTCTTTACATTTAATGGAGGTACAACATATTATGGATTTGTGGTAGGAAAAAATATGAGTTAATACTTATAGTTATGAGTATAGCAAGAAAATTAATACCAAGTGGAGAAGAACAATTTCCATTTAAGATTCAAATAACAACAACTCTAGCAAATACGGTATTTACTGTACCGTTGGTTGATTATGGTGGATTGGCACCACAACTAACTATTAATTGGGGTGATAGTAGTAGTTCTCCATTAATAACATCATCCACATCCATTAATAGAACACATACTTACGTTTCTCCTGGTACATATATCATTAGTATAACTGGATTTATGCCTGGGTTTAAAGTAAATAATAATACAAGTATAAGGAGTTTAATAACGGCAATTATACAATGGGGAAATGTTGGTTTAAGAACAATGGACTTTTATGGTTGTGTAAATATAACATCAATACCAACTAGTGCAAGTATTAGTAGTTTTGGTGGATATACCGGATTAAGTGAAATGGTATTATTTTCTTCATTTATGAGAGGTACTCGTATAACTACAATACCTGATGATTTATTTGATTATTCACCAAATGCAACAACGTTTGCGAATGCGTTTGATGCTATAACAACTTTAACTTCTGTACCTAATGGATTATTTGATAATGTTCCATTGGCATCGACATTTGCATCTTGTTTTTTAGCATGTACGGCACTCACGTCAGTTCCAACAGATTTATTTGACCAAAATATAAACGTCATAAACTTTTCATCTACGTTTCGTAACTGTAGGTCATTAGTAAATGTTTTACAATTTACATATAATACGAATGTTTCTATTTTTAATAACATTTATAATATGTCTACAACAGCAAACGCATTGACAGGAACTGCACCGGAATTATGGAATAGAATTCCAGCACCATCTGGTACCGATGCTTTTAACAACTGTATTAATTTATCAAATTTTGCATCTATACCTTTAAATTGGAAATAAAATTATGTATTTAAGAATTATAAATAATGAAATTAATTATCCATACTCTTTGCAAAAATTAAGAGAAGATAATCCCAATACGAGCTTCCCATCTGAAATGACAGAAAACTTAATGTTAGAATTAGATATTAGTGAAGTAAGAACTACTCCAAAGCCAAATGATTATACAAAAAATATTTCAGAAGGAACACCGATATTAGTAGAAGGTGTTTACTATCAAAATTGGGTACAATCAGATGCAACTGAATCGGAAATAAATGATAGAATTGAAAATAAATGGATTGAAATTAGGGATTTAAGACAACAACTATTATATGAATGTGATTGGACACAGCTATCTGATATTCCATCGGAAACAAAAGATTTGTGGACAACTTATAGACAAAATTTGAGAGATATAACAAATCAATCTAATCCTTATAATATTGTATGGCCAGTAAAACCTTAAAAGGAGATTACGTTTATATTTATACCTAAAGATTCAATAAATGATAATCCACAGTCCCATATTTTCTGGTTCAATTACACAAGCATCAACAGCACATGCGCAATTGAGCGGTTCTTTTACGGGTTCTTTTAGTGGTTCGTTTAAAGGAGAGATTGAAGTTCAGCAGGCAACTTTTAATACTTTAATAGTTACTAATAAGTTTACTGTATCTGGTTCTCAATCTATAACGGGTTCTATTTATTTAACCGAAGGTGGATATTTAGTAGATGGAGTAAATGTATTGGATTCTGCTATAGCTTTTGCAATAGCATTAGGATAAAATGAAACAAAAAAATGGCAAACACTTTTAAAAATAGTATAACGGGTTCAATAGGAACAACAAATACAATAACATACACAGCACCAGCACAAACATCAGCTACGGTTATAGGTGTGAGTGTTGCGAATGTTGTATCTAATAATATATCGGTTAGTGTAAGATTAACTGATACATCAACATCTAAAACTGTATATTTAGTTAAGGATGCTTTATTAGTTCCTGGTGGTTCTGCTGTTTTAGTAGGTGGCGAACAAAAATTGGTGATGGAAGAAAATGATTATTTATCAGTTGTTTCATCAGCAGCTAGTTCAGTAGATGTAATTGTTTCGGTTTTGGAAATAACATAAAGATTGTGATTAATGACGAATTTGGGTAGTACAGCAAATGGTTTAAATCAACTAAGCGCAAGCTTGGTTTCTTTGTTTGTAAGTGGTAGTAGAATTGCCAACTTTTCATCGGCATCGGTGAGTGTTGTTGGTCCTTTTTCTGCTTCCGGTGTTCAAACAAACGTAATTGGTGTAACCAATAATGGTGCTCCTCTTGAATTAAGAGGTAATGTCCAAATTAGTGGTTCCGTAACATCTTCACTTTTTAGAGGTGATGGTAGTGGTTTATTTAATCTATCAGCGGAAGCTTTAGGAGATTTGAATCAGTTAAAATCTGGTTCAGCAACAGCAAATATATCGCCAAATAGAGGATTGGTAGTAAATGTACCAACATCTATTAGTGGTGGATTATCTGTTAATGGTAATTCTAATATAACTGGCTCTCTTACAATCACTTCAAATCTTAACGTAAGTGGTAGAATAACAACAACTGAAATTTCTACCGTATTAATATCTTCATCGGTAATATTTTCATCAGGTTCAAATAAATTTGGTGACAATGTTTCTGATAATCATCAATTTACCGGTAGTGTAGGTATAAGTGGCTCAATATTTGTAACGGGAGATACAATACCAACCGATAATTCAACAAATGAAGTTTTAGTATTAAATACAACAACTGGTAGAATTAGTAGAAGATTTGCAGCAGCAAGTTCTGGTACATCAGGTACCGGTGGTACATCTGGTACTTCTGGTAGCTCTGGAAGTAGTGGAAGTTCCGGTTCATCTGGTTCTTCTGGAAGTGGTGGCACATCTGGTACATCAGGAAGTTCTGGTTCTTCAGGTTCTTCAGGAACAAGTGGTACATCAGGAAGCTCTGGTTCTTCCGGTAGTGGTGGAACGAGTGGCACATCAGGAAGTAGTGGAAGTTCCGGTTCATCTGGTTCTTCTGGTAGTGGAGGCACAAGTGGTACATCCGGTAGTGGAGGCACAAGTGGAACATCTGGTAGTGGTGGTTCTTCGGGTTCATCTGGTAGTAGTGGAAGTAGTGGTTCATCTGGAAGTAGTGGCACATCTGGTTCAGCAGGAACTGCTGGCACATCTGGTAGTGGTGGTAGTAGTGGTACTGCCGGCCAATCCGGAAGTTCAGGAAGTAGTGGTTCATCCGGAAGTGGGGGCACATCTGGAACAACTGGTACTGCCGGCACAGGTGGTACATCTGGTCTGACCGGTGTAGGTGGTACGGCAGGTACATCAGGAAGTTCTGGTTCATCTGGCACATCCGGAAGTAGTGGTAGTAGTGGCACATCAGGAAGTGGTGGTTCATCTGGTTTAACTGGTGGCGGTGGTGCTTCTGGTAGTAGTGGTACATCGGGAAGTAGTGGCTCATCTGGAAGTTCGGGTTCATCCGGTAGTGGTGGTTCATCTGGTACATCTGCAAGTGCAGGTACCGGTGGAACGGCTGGTACTGCAGGTACGAGTGGCACATCTGGAAGTAGTGGCTCATCTGGTACATCGGGAAGTGGTGGTTCATCTGGCACATCTTCAAGTGCAGGTACAGCCGGTACAGCTGGTACATCTGGAAGCAGTGGTTCATCTGGAATCTCTGGTTCTTCTGGTTCATCAGGTTCATCTGGAACTTCAGGTAGTAGTGGTTCATCTGGAAGTTCCGGTTCAAGTGGACAAGCGGGTTCATCTGGAAGTTCAGGAAGTAGTGGTTCATCCGGAAGTGGGGGCACATCTGGAACAACTGGTACATCAGGTTCATCTGGAAGTGCAGGCACATCTGGTACTAGAGGAACATCGGGAAGTGGTGGTTCGTCTGGTTCATCTGGTAGTGGTGGAACGAGTGGCACATCTGGTTCTTCTGGTAGTGGTGGAACGAGTGGCACATCTGGTAGTGGGGGCACATCTGGAACAACTGGTACCGCAGGTTCTGGAGGAACATCTGGATTATTGGCATTAACGGGTAATACTGATAATGGTGTAATCACATTAAATGGAACTGCACCAAATGGTACAGTTGAAGCAAATTTAAGATTCGATGGTACTACGTTAGCGGTAACTGGTAACGCTACAATTAGTGGTGACCTTACTGTAAGTGGTACAACAACATATATTAATACAACAACTTTAAATGTAGGTGATAATATCATTACATTAAATGCAGATATTGGAGCATCAACTACACCAACTGAAAATGCTGGTATAGAAGTTAAGAGAGGTAATGCAGCAACAAAGACATTCTATTGGGAAGAAGCAAATGATAGATGGTACGCTGAAGATGGATTGTATGTAGGTGGTAACGTAGTTCTTAGCGGAACTGTAGATACTGGACAAGGTGCAACGGAAGTTTACTTAATGAATCAAAATGTTCGTACAACGGACGCAGTGACATTTGCAACAGTTGATACCGGACAAGGAGCAAACGAATTATATGCAATGAACCAAAACGTAAGAACTACGGATGCGGTTACATTCGCAACGGTCGATACTGGTCAAGGTGCAAACGAATTATATGCAATGAACCAAAACGTAAGAACTACGGATGCGGTGACATTTGCAACCGTTGATACCGGCCAGGGAGCAAATGAATTGTATGCAATGAACCAAAACGTAAGAACAACCGATACGGTACGTTTTGGAAAAGTTGAAATAGATGGTGCATCAAATTATATAGATACTAATACAGGATATTTCAGTATTACATCAGCAGGTAATGAAATAACATTAGGTGGTACAACCGGAAATATGTACATTAACTATCGTGCGGCATTAGGTAGTACTCCAACTGGATATATTTGGAACGCTGGTAGTAGTACTTCATTTGCTACTCATACTATGGGTAGAATTGATGCGGATTCTTTATACGATAGAAATGATACAGGATATTATGTAGACCCTGCTTCAACATCAAGACAAAATGTTATTAGAGGTACTCAAATAGCAACTGGATATCATTCATTAACTTCCGGTTATTATGCCGGTGGTGCAACTCCTTCAACCGGGTATCTAATTACCACAAATATTGATTATGGCGTATTTAATATGCCTATTGTTATTATTGAAGGATATGCATATGGAAATGGTGCACCTATTCATTTACAAATTGTTTGGTACGCATATTCACCAGACCCTTCAGGATGGACAAGTGTATCTTATATAAACAAAGGTGGTTGGGATCCTGGTACCGTTTCTATTGGTAGAAATGGTAGTGGTAAAGTTTGTATTCATCTTTCAAGTAACATTTACTATGGTAGATTTAATGTAAGAGGTATTTATGACCAAGGACATTCATATTTAGAAAACTGGTCAATTACCGAAGCATCAACTTCCGGTTTATCTTTAATAAGAACTGTTGGTAGAGCAACAATGCAGACCGATATTAGTGGTACTGCTGCATCTGAAACTTTAGCAACTGTAACTAATAGAGGAAATATTTCAACTGGTGACATTTATACGCCAAATGCATCATCATATTTTAGAGCACGTTATACTGCGGGTTCTAACAACTATCATGGTTCATTTAACTGGTATCATCTTCAATTGGGTAATAATGGTGATAACTATATCATAGCAGGTAGAACTGCAACCGGCGGTAGATTAAGATTCTATGTAAATAATACATCCGATTTCACTTCAATCAATGGTACTGAAGGTATGAGATTAGATAGTGATGGTAGATTGTATTCTTATGTGGATACTCGTTCACCATTATTTTATGACCAAGATAATACGGGATATTATTTAAATCCAAACGGCACTTCCAACTTACTTTATATAACAATGCCGCATAGAGGCAATGGTACTGAAAATATTTTAGTAAATGATGGTGGTAGTGAAAACTGGAACGCAATAAACATTAGAGGTGGTGCTAATAACCATATGGGTATTGGTTATCATGGAACTTCAAGAGGTGTTTTTGGTAGAGATGGATTCTCAATTCATTTTGATGAAACTGATTCATTCCGTTTGCATACAAATGGTTGGGACACTGAATTTGAAGTTACTGGTGATGGTAGAGCATGGTTAAAAGATAGACTTGGAATTAATACAACTGATTTTTCATATACATCTTCGGATAATAGTGCAGCTGTAGGTAGTAATCCAACCGCTAATAAATTATTTATAAATGGTTCAATACAATTAATAGGTAACAACGATGCGATTGTATTCGGTAGAGGTACTTCATCATTCCTTAAAGATGAAGAACTTGCATTTGGATGGGGTGGTGGATGGTTTATGCAGGATAGTACTTGGATTCGTTCTAGAGGTTCTAAAAATGTGTATGTAGATGCATATATAAGAGCACAGGGTTCATTTAGAGTTGGTAGTGAATACTCCATTTGGGGAACGTATGGTACATATAGTGCATATATTAGTAGATTAGCATATATTTCATTGGACTGGGATGCTGCTTATGATTCGTATAGTAATCATGGTTTAGCATCAACTGACCTTAATGGAAACTTTAGTGATAGTGTATCTTTAAACTCATTTAATGATATTATTTTAAGACTTGATAGTAATAATAATAATACCAACTCTTATGTAAGATTTATGGATAATAGTGCCGGTAATGGGCAGTTTGCTTATATCGGTAGAGAAAATGGTTCATCTATAATGGAATTATATGGTGATATTTACGCAAATAGATTTTTAGATAGGAACGATAGTACATATTTCCTAAATCCGGCATCTGATAGAGATACCAGTATAAATGGATTTACTGCTAGAACTGTAGAAGGTACAAAAGGAACTTGGAAATATAATATTCCAAGATGGGCACACACATCAGATTCTAACTATTGGGTAGGTTCTATGGGATGGGGAACTACTGACTTTAATTCAGTAATGACTTGGGGTAGTGGTTTCTTTGATACTTGGTCATCTCCTGCAAATAGTCCTGGTGATGCATCACATTGGACAGGAATGCAAGCACTTCACTATACAAATGCATATAATAGTGCGTATGGATGGCAATTAGCAGGCGGTTCAACCGATTCATTATGGTTCAGAAGATTCTGGCCAAATAGTGGCGGTTGGTTTAAAGTTGCGATGTATGATAATACACATTCGGCAAGTAGAGGATTCTATGCATCTATTTACTATGATAATGATAACACAACTTATAGAGTAGACCCGAATGGTACTTCAAGATTATTAACACTTCAAGTAGATAATATAATTCAAGGTGGTGTTCAATACGCACAAAGATTGGATAACGTAGCTAGAACCGCTATAACTGTTGGTGGTAATGCTAGTACATTCTATCCAGTAATTCTTAATATTGGCGCGGGTGCAACTGTTCAACAATATGGTGAATTCGTAATTGAAAGAGGTGGATATGATGACCCAGGATACTCCGGAATTGGATTCAGTACAATGAATGCAAGATTCACTGTTAAAGCGAGTGGATGGGGATTTGGTGCAACATATGAAAATTTAGAATATTACGGAAGAACATTTAATGGAATTGCAAACTGGCAACAAATTTCGGAATCATCTCGTTTGGTGATTTGGTTAAGAGGTGCAACCGTTTATTATTTATTTAATATTGTTGGTAGTACATCGGTACATTTTGCGAATGGCAGTGGTACATCATATTCTGAAACACATGGTAGTACATATACATTCTCACCAACTTCAACGATTTCCGATAAGGCATCGTATGAAAGATGGCAAGGTGGTAACATAAAATATACCGGAATTATCTATTCGGACAGTGATGTAAGAGCACCGATATTCTCTGATATTTCAGATACAGGTTATTACATTAATGCAAATTCAACTTCTCAACTTAATAGACTACAAATCAACAATGGTTTAATAGCGGGTGGTATTGATAATGGGTCAGTAATACTTTATAGAGCATCAAATCCATTTAGTTTAGGCGGTACTGATGCTGTATTAACTTTATCCGATAGAAGTAACAATGACTGGGGATTAAGAATTGATAAGAGTGCACATGATTATGGTATGTACGTTGAAGTTTCAAATGGTGCAACTTACGGATATGCTGTTAATAATGGTGGTGGTTGGGTATATAGAGTTCATGGTAATGGATATATCTACGCACCTTATTGGTATGATATTAATGATACCGGATATTATGTAGACCCTAATGGTACATCTTCAATGGTGACGGTGTATGTGAGTGATTGGATTTATCAAAGAAGTTCAGGTGGTATGTATTGGACTCCATATTCTAGAGGTATTGCATCTCCTGAAAACGTTGGTAATCCATATGGAACTGTAGCAACTACAAATGCTAATGGTAGAAATGGTTGGAACGGATATGCTTTAGGTTCTCAAATGACATTGATGCATGACTACAATAATGGTGGTAACACTATGGGTATGCATGATACATCTTATGGTTGGATTTGGAGATGGATTAGAGATTCTTACTTTAGAGTAGATAGAGGATATAGTGAATTCGCAAATAGTGCAAGAGCTCCAATATTCTACGATTCGGATAATACTGGATACTATATTAACCCAGCTTCATTCACCGAAATTTATGGTGGATTACGAATGAGTGGTGGTCATGGTGATTCTACAATAAGAAACCGATTATTAGCATCTAATAATGGTGCTGGTACCGGTGTTGTTCAATTACAAATGTGGTGTTCTGAACCAGGTAATACTTGGGATTGGGCTGGATTTGGATATAACGTTGATAACACATATCATGATGGTTCTGGACCTTATTACTTTAGTAGACCTAATACTTCGTTTGGTCAAGCGTATTTTAGATTTAGTACATCTGGACATATGTACGTTTACAACACAAATACTTCTGGTACTCGTTATACTAATATGGAGTTCTATGCAAGTAACTGGGTATATGTAAACAACTATTTGGAAGCAGGTAACTCATTAAGAGCACCTATATTTTATGATTCAAACGATACATCTTATTATAGTAATCAAGCTAGTACAAGTATTTATAATGTAATTGGTACAAATAAGCTTCGTGCGGACACTAATAGAAACTATAATGATGGTAATGGTTGGTGGGGACATGACCCTTATGGATATGGCTGGGGATTACCGCATGGTTCATTCAGAACATTAGAAATATCAACTTCTGGTAACTTCTCTACTGAACCGGCAATGTTCCGTTTACACCAATGGGGTTCTGGTTCTCCGGAATTCTGGAAACCACAAGGTACAACACTTTATTTAAGAGAAACTCCAATTGGCGGTAATATTAAACACTCTAACTGGTTTACTCGTTTCTATGTACAAAGATACATTGAGACTGATGAATCAATGAGAGCACCGATATTCTATGATACTGATAATACTGGATACTTTACGAATCCAGCTGGACGTTCTAGGCTTTCCGAAATCGATTATGGTGATGGCTCTTATTATTGGAGAAGTGGTTCTTGGGGTTGGAGACATCAAACTCCGTCTGGATATATTGAGTTTGGACCTGCGAATACTGGACATGCTCACATTTATACCGACCGTTCAAACTTCTACTTTAACGTAAATGAATTATATGGTAATGGTTATCATGTAATAATGCATAACTTATGGTGGGGTAACACTTACTTTGGTAGTGGTGGTGATATGTATGCAACTATTTGGTATGATACAAATGATACCGGATATAGATTAGACCCGAATGGTTCTTCAAGACTTAACTTTGTTCATACAAATAACTTGTACATTAGTGCGGGTAATATGTTGTATAGTGATTCGGGTGGATGGCAAGGTGAATACAATAAATTACAATGGCACTCATCTCACGCTTATTGGCAAAGACTATCCGGTGGATACTTCATAATGAGAAGGGGTGATGGTAATGATAGAAACTATTTTAATGATAGTGGTGATATATGGATGGCTTATTTAGGATGGATGTCATCTCACTTAAACCAAAACGTAAGAACTGATGCGGGACCAACTTTTGCAGAAGTTTATAACAATGGTTGGTTTAGAAATAATAGCAATGGTACTGGACTCTATAATCAAAATAGAGGAATGCACTGGTACACTAATAATGGATATTGGAAATCAGCGGGTGGTGGATATGGATATGGTGGTATTCAATTCTATAATAACTACGAATCTGATAGTAGAGGATATGCTGGATATTGGGATGGTAGTGGTTTCGGTATGTTGAACTCATCTGGTAACTGGCAAATTCGTATTGAATATGGTAACGCTCATATGGAGTTGTATCGTATTACATATATGAACGATGCTAGACCATATATAACATACGATAGAGATAATACTGGATATTATTCTGACCCTAATGGTACTACTAATATGTACGCAATTACCGATTATACTCGTAGAGCGGCATTTATGTTAGGTAGGTCTAACACCAATCGTAGAGATATTACTGGTGATAGTAACTATTGGACAGGTACACAAGGATGGGGTACTGGATATGGTAACTGGGATAATGCTTGGTCTGGTGGATTTAATGGATGGGATATATGGGGTGGTGGAACTGCTCACCCTCAAGGCGGTGGTTATGTTCACGCTCAAGGTATCGTATCTGGTCAACACTATTCAACTTCAGATGGTGGAGCGGGATATGGTTGGATGATGGTAGGTGCAGCAGATGCAACCGCAAATAGATATTGGGCTAGAGGTAAGTGGGGCGGTGGTGTATCCGGTTGGAGAGAATTCGTAATGAGTGATTCTAACCCTGGATATTATCTGTACGCATATATTATGTATGATTCCAATAATACAGGATATTATTGTGACCCTCAATCTTATTCACAATTTAGTAGTGGTGAGTTTAACAACTATGTAAGAGTAGCTAGAATAGATTTCATTGGAACTGGAGGCAACTCTGGACAAGGTACAAACGCTTATAATATCTTCCAAGAAGGTGGTGGATGGAGTTATCCTTATCCGGATTTAAGAATCGCATATCACACAGGTCTTAAATTAGGAGCAAATGCTGGTTCTTATGAAGGAACTAGAGTTTATTCCGATTATGATATGAGTGATTTGTGTTTCACTTTAGCAGGTTCATCAAATTATTCATTTAAATATAAGTGGCAATATACGGCAACAGCTGGATATTATTCAGATTATAATGGTGCACACTGGTATCCAAACTACGCATCATCTTATGGTTCATGGAGAGCTGATGGAAGTAGGAATGGATGGTATGGTATCAGTATTGGTACCGGAAATCAACCACATTTAATGTTTGATGGTAGTGGTAATGGTGGTATGTACATTCAAGACTATGGTAGATGGACATTTTATCATTCATTAGGAAACAATTGTACTGGTTTTAATACATCATCAACATCTTCATCTTATGGTATTTATGTTGAAAAAGGAATTTACGCAACGGGTGATGTTGTTGCATATTCTGATAGAAGAAAAAAAGAAAACATTGAAACTGTTGACAATCCTTTGGATAAATTATTAAGATTAAGAGGTGTTTGGTATAACAGAATTGATGATGAAACCAAAAAAAGAAACATTGGTGTAATTGCACAGGAAGTTGATGAGGTATTACCTGAAGTAGTAACTTATGCGGAAGATGTTGATGAATATGGGGTTGCATATGGTAACTTTGCAGGTTTGTTTATTGAAGCAATTAAAGAACAAAACGAAATTATCAAAACTCAACAAAAAGAAATTGAAGAATTGAAAGAAATTGTAAACAAACTAATACTTAATAATAAAGGATAAATTATGGCAATACAAAGAAATTACGAATTACCTGGTACTGGATTAGAAGCACAAAATGCATATCATGTTGTTACCAGTGTTAGAGTTGAAAAAAGAATGGCAGATGTTCCACCGCCACCCGATACATCTAGACCGGATGGTTTAACAGCTAGAGATGAAACACCTGGTACTGAAGTTTATTGGAAAGCTGGATATGTTGGCGAAATAGCCGTTACTATTTGGAAAGACAAAGCGGCCAGAGATGCTAATGCAAAACCAATTGGATTTATTGGAACAAACCCATCGGATAATCAATACGGAGTTAGTATTGGTACTGCTGGAATGGACCATAAATGTAAATTCTTTATAGATATAACAAGTCCATTAACTGAAGTAGAACAAGCGTATAATCATTTATTAAGTACGGACTATTATAGTGGTTGTTCACAAATTTAATTCGTTATTTTAAAAACTAAATATTTATAACATATAAACAAATATATTATGGCATTACAATACACATGGAAATTAGAAGGCTTAAAAAAGCAAAATAGTGATGAACTAGATAACATTATAATTGGTACTCGTTGGAAAGTGACAGGTACTGATGCAGATGGTGTTTTTGGTGCATTTATTGGTGCAACTCCATTTAAAGCCGAAGACGTTGATGTAGATAATTTTACTGAATACGAAAGCTTGACAGAAGAACAAGTATTAGGATGGATTAAAAGTACAGTAAGCGGTTCTGCTTCAACAAATTATTGGGAGCACATTAGTGGTAGAATAGAAAAAGAGATATATGAGAAAAGATATGCTGTTAGTGATATATCTGAAAATTCTCTACCTTGGGCATCAGGATCGGTAACACCAACACCACCAACACCTTAAAATAAAAAAATTAAAAGTATAATACCCAAAGCATAGTTAATTGAAATTGTGTTTTGGGTTTTTTCATTATATTTATATGTGTATTTTTATACATTAATAAATCTACAAATTAAAACTGAAATCGGAGAAATAAAATGGCAGAAAGAATCGTATCACCTGGAGTATTTACGAGAGAAAATGACCTTTCCTTCTTAGCGCAAGGAATTGGTGAAATTGGCGGAGCATTTATAGGACCTTTTAAACAAGGACCTGCTTTCGTTCCAACAATCGTAAGAACACAATCAGAATTTGAAACAATATTCGGTACACCGGATGGAACTTTTTACACAGAGTATGCAGTTCAGAACTATTTAAGAGAAGCTGGTTCTGCTACTATTGTAAGAGTTGCCGGTACTGAAGGATATACACAAAACGCACCAGTAGGTATATTTGCCAGTGGTAGTGGTTTTGGTGATAAATTAGTTGGTGTATTATTTAATACTAAAGTTGGAGCAACGTATCAAGCGATTGACTCAACTGGTAGTATTTTAGATAATATAGCCGATAAGGGTTCATTTATTATAAAAGGAAATGAATTTGGTGGAACAACTGGTATATCAGCATCTATTCTTCCATCTGATGTGAACGATTTAAAAGATGTATTTGGCGAATCTCCATTTGGTAGTAAAAATGCATATGCTTATCTATATTTTGAAAGTAGTGCATCTCTATTCCCAACAACCGATACTTTTTCTTCAGTTTATTCTCAAATTTTACCTGACCAAGATTTTACCGATGAAGCATTATCTGCTGTAACTCCTTGGATTAAATCTCAAGTAATTAGTGGTGATAGATATGACCTTTTCCGTTTCCATACAATTGGACAAGGTGAGGTTTATAACAAAAAATATAAAGTAAGTATTTCTAATGTTAAGGCTGCCGGTGAAGATGGTTCTACGGACTATGCAACTTTCACTGTAACTTTAAGAGGATATGGTGATACTGATAGAAGAAAGAGTGTAATTGAACAATGGGGTAATGTAAATTTAGACCCATCATCTCCAAGATACATCGCTAGAGTAATTGGTGATAGATATTTCACAATTGATAACAATGGTAAAATAACTGAAAATGGTGATTACTCAAATAAATCACTTAACGTATGGGTAGAAGTTTCTGAAGCGGGTTCATTCCCTATTTCAGCAGCACCGTTTGGACATGGGGCATACACTAACCCTGTTAGAGTATCTGCGGCAACTAAAGTTCCTGCGGTAGTTTACCAAACCGGTTCAGCGGCTAACAATTCATCATCTCCAATATATTTTAGTGGATTTGATTATGAATCAGTAGGTGCTGTAACTGATAACACACAATATTTAAAACCAATACCTACAAGTGCTGGTACTGGTGCAAACGTAGCATTCGCATTTGATTCTCAATTGAGTTATCAACTGACAGGTTCTGCGGCATCGGATATGGTTAAAAGACAATTCGTTGTAGCATTCCAAGGTGGTTTTGATGGTGTAAATCCGATTGTAAGATTAGCGAAAGCTGGTGATGCAGATTGGGGAGCTGGTAACAATCAAGGATTGAATTGTACTAACTTAACATCAGCAGGTTCACAAGCATATGTTAAAGCAATAAACGCACTTTCTAATCCAGATGAATACGATATTAATTTAGTTGCAGCACCTGGTATTAATAGAGAACTTCACCCAGCGGTAACACAAAAGTTAATTGATATGTGTGAAGAAAGACAAGATTGTTTCTACATCGCTGACTTTACTGATTATCAATCTTCAATTACAACCGCAACTGAGCAAGCTAATTCAGTAGATTCAAACTATGTAGCTTGTTATTATCCTTGGTTAAAAACGATAGATGTTAATACTAATAAATTAACAACCGTTCCACCATCAGTATTATTACCTGCAGTATTTGCAAGTAGTGATAGATTGGCGGCTGAGTGGTTCGCACCTGCTGGTTTGAATAGAGGTGGTATTACCGGAGCAGTTAGTGTATTGAATAGATTAACACATTCTGAAAGAGATACTCTATATGAGAACAAAGTAAATCCAATTGCATCATTCCCTGGACAAGGTATTGTAGCATTCGGACAGAAAACATTGCAAGATAAAGCATCTGCATTAGATAGAATCAACGTAAGAAGATTACTTATCGCTGTTAAGAAGTTTATTGCATCTACATCTAGATATTTAGTATTTGAACAAAATACTGCAGAAACTAGAAGCAGATTCATTAACACTGTGAATCCTTATTTGGAATCAATTCAACAAAGACAAGGTTTATACGCTTTCAACGTTGTAATGGATGATTCAAATAACACACCGGATGTAATTGATAGAAACATATTAGCTGGAGCAATTTACTTACAGCCTACGAAGACTGCGGAATTCATCATAATTGATTTCAACATTCTTCCAACTGGAGCATCATTCTCAGCATAATAATGGAAACTACAATCAATTGATATTTATAAAAGTAAAATAAAAGGAACAAAAAATGGCAGACAATTTAATATTACCATATGAGCAGATGATATTCAGGCAGTTTGAGCCAAAAATGAAGAATCGCTACTACATGGAAATGGCAGAAGTAGGTATTCCGGCATTTATGGTTAAAACCGCAAATAGACCTGAAATTCAGTTTGAAACTGTGAAGATAGACCATATCAACACTTATAGAAAGTTAAAAGGTAAAGGTGAGTGGCAGGATTTATCCGTGACACTTTATGACCCAATTGTTCCATCTGCAGCGCAGTTGGTAATGGAATGGATACGTTTATCTCATGAATCTATTACCGGACGTGATGGATATGCAGAATTCTACAAAAAGACTATTAACTTTTATATGTTAGGTCCAGTAGGTGATAAGGTTGAACAATGGACACTTCATGGAGCGTTCATTTCTAGAGCATCTTTTGGTGATTTGGATTTTTCGTCAACAAACGAACCAGTATCAATTGAATTAACACTTACATACGATTACGCAGTTCTTGAATACTAATATTCAAAACATTATAAAAAAGAAGGGATACCAAAAGTATCCCTTTTTTATTTTCAAATTTTTTTGTTTTATGTATTTATATATACAAACTAAATAAAGTAATGTTATGAGTGAAAAAAATTATGATTTTCCAACGGAAGTATTAGACCTTCCATCAAAAGGATTAATATATCCAAAAGATAGCCCACTTGCATCGGGTAGAATTACAATCAAATATATGACAGCAAAAGAAGAAGATATACTTTCTTCTGCAAATTTGATTAAAAAAGGTATTGTTTTAGATAAATTGTTTGAATCAGTTGTTGTTGATAGCGTTAATATAAACGATATTTCAATTGGTGATAAAAACGCAATTATTTTAGCAACAAGATTGTTAGGATATGGTCCTGAATATAACGTTTCTTTTTATTCAAAAAAGAAAAATACTACTTTGGAAGCAAATATAGACCTTTCAAAGGTGAATGTTAAAGATATAGATTATTCATCTTTCAATAATAAAAATGAATTTGAATTCGTTACACCTATCGGCAAGAATAAGATAACATTTAGACTTCTTACACATGGTGATGAAAAATTGATTGATAGAGATATACAGGCTTTAGAAAAATTGAATAAAGATACTTCATTTGAAATCACTACCAGATTGAGATATATGATTAAAGCGATTGATGGTAATGCAGATTTAGGATTTATTACAAAATTTGTTAATAATTCATTTTTGGCTAAAGATAGTAAAGCATTTAGAGATTATGTTAAAAAAGTTTCTCCAGATATGGACATGGTGTTTGAATTTACACATGAAGATGGGGAATTGGAGGTGGTGCCCATTCCAATGGGCGTGACCTTTTTTTGGCCTTCCGAAGAATCATAGTGCATTACTTCATACTCAAATCTTTGATATGGTTGAGTATAGTAATGGATTTTCAATGATGGAATTATATAAAATGCCAACTTATTTAAGAATGTTCTACTACAATAAATTGGTAGAATCAAAGAAAAAGGAAGCAGAACAGGCTAAAAAAGCACAAAATAACACAGGTAGTTCAAAAGTTAGGTTTAGGTAAAGTATTTACTTATTCCTAACTTTTTCTTTTAGTAGATATTTATAGTTTGAATAAGTGTAAACAATTTAAAATGGCAAAAAAATATAAAATATCCGAATCATATATAAATGAATTTTGGGGTTTATTCACAAGTAAAAAAACACCTGAAAAACTTCAAAAAGTAATTGATAATGACCCGGTTTTAAAACAATTGCAGGCTAAAATTGATGCAATTGATGCAAAATCTAAAAACTATTTAGATACAGTAAAAAAAGATGATCCTGAAATTTACGGCTATCTTTTAAAGCATGGATTTGTAAAATAATTAATAAAGAATGGCAGAGGTTAGGAATCTTACTCCAGAAGAACTGGAAAAACAAAATAAACTACTCAGAGAGCGTGATGAAATCATGCAACGTCTTGAGGAGAGGAATAAGCGTATTGCCACAGCGGGAGCCGATGAAATAAAACGTTTAGAAAAACGAAATCAAAAAGATAAAGAGCATCTCGATAATATTGGAAATCAATTAGATGCTATAACTGAAATAACAGATAAGGTTGAGGACTATGCGGACTTTTGGAAAAAAGCAGCGGAAAAACAACAGGATTATTTAGACCTTCAAGAAGATTTTGGAACATCGTTTGCAAAATTATCACCACAGGTAAAAAATTTATTAGTTTCTCAAGAAAAGGGTGGTGGTGCATTTGCTGCAATTACCGCTAGAATTTTAGATATTAAAAAGAAAGAAATTAATGCAAGTGGTGATGAATTGGCATCATTGGAATCAAGAAGAGCAGAATTAGAAAAGATAAGACAAACACAAATTGATTCAGCAGATAGTCTTGCATTTGAAAAAGAATCATTTTTTGGTATAAGTGATGCAGCTAAACGAAGACAAGAATTTCAATCATCAATAGTTGGATTATCGGAAGAAGATAAAAAATTAGCAGAAGAAATTTTTGAAAGAAATCAATTATTACTTGCACAACAAGAAAGATATGTTGAGTTGAAATCTCAACTAAATGATATTACAAATTCATTACCGGAAGGTTTGAGTAATCTAGTATCTGGTATAACGTCATTGGTAAAAGGAATTGCAAAAGGTTTAGGTCCTGTTGTAATTATAGCAGGGTTAATATCACTTGCTATAAAGGAATTTACCGAACTAAATAGTGCAGCCAAAAAATTTAGAGAAGAAACTGGTTTAACGGCAAAGCAAACAAAGGATGTAGATAATCAGGTTAAGAGTATTAGACATGAGTTTGCGGATTTAGGTGTAGAAGCGGAAGATGTATATGAAAGTGTAAAGGCGTTAAAAAGCGAATTTGGAGACTCTATACCATTTACCAAAGGAATTGTTTCATCTTTAACTGTGATGAATAAAAACTTTGGAATTGCACAATCTGATGCAGCAGCTGTTAATATGATTTTTCAAAGTATGGCTGGATTAACTGCACAAACTGCACAAAATGTTTCCATGCAATTGGTAGACCTGGCACAAATGTCCGGTGTTGCACCATCACAATTATTTAAAGATATCGCAGAATCTGCCGAAGAGTCTTACAAATATTTTAAAGGTGATATAAATGCGTTAGGAAGAGCGGCAATAGAAGCTAGAAGATTGGGTACTAATTTAAAAAGTGTTCTAAAAACAACAGAATCTCTTTTAGATTTTGAAAACGGAATTGAAAAGGAATTAGTAGCGGCAACGTTTGTAGGTGGGCAATTTAATTTAACGCAAGCTAGAGCATTGGCATTTGCTGGTAAAACTGTAGATGCACAAAAAGAAATATTAAGGCAGGTACAAAGAACAGGTGACTTTAGGAATAAAGATGTATTCACTCAAAGAGCATTAGCCGATGCAGCCGGTATGTCTGTTGAAGAAATCAGTAAACAACTTACAATGCAAGAAAGGTTAGTTGGACTGAGTGATGAGCAAAAAAAGTTAGTAGCTGATGCAATGGATAAGGGATTAAGTCTTACGGACTTAAGTGATTCACAATTGCAGGATAAAGTTAAAGAATTAGCAGCACAAAAAGAAATAGCAGATAGTGTTACTAAAATGGAAAACGCATTCAAAGGAATAGCTGCTTCGTTGGGTACTGCTGTTGTACCATTATTGGAAGGATTAACACCGGTAATTACAATTTTAGCTGAAGGATTTGGATTCATATTTAAAGTATTAAATTATGTTCCAGGATTATTCCCAGCGATTATAGCAGGATTAGGTGCTATGTATATCATGTCTAAAAAAGTTGCAATTGCACAACAAATGGCAGCAATTGCAAAAGTATATTCTACATATGGTGCAATGCCGTTTATTGGAGTTGCATTAGCGGCAGGTGTAATTGCGGCTATGATGGCATCGATGGGTAAAGCTAAGAATGTGGGTGATATGGCAATAACTGATGGTGGAAAAACTAGAATATCGACACAAGAAGGTGGAATATTTGCCCCAAGTTCAAATGACCAAATTGCAGTTGGACCGGGTGTAGTTGATAGACTTGATAGATTAAATCAGGCCGGGAAATTGGGAGCAGCATCAGCCTTACCATTTGCAGGAGGTGTCGCCACATCACAAGCTATTGGTATCCTAGTTCAGGAAATGAAAGCATTAAGACAGGACATGAATTCCGGTAAAATAAGAACCAATACTTATCTAGATGGACAAAAAGTTACAACTGGAATTGCAGTAGCAAGTGAACAAAGTACGAGAAATAACTTCTCTTACGGACAAAGACTTTTATAATATGCCAACATTATTAGAATTATTTAAAACACAAAGAATATCGGAAGGAACTAATGCCGGAAAAACGGTAGAAGAAGCATACTCTGTCCAAAATAGTAAAGATGTTCAGATACAAACTACCAATCCAATATTACAACCACTTACTGAAAAAATAAATAAAAGAAGAAAAGATACTATACGATTAAAAGAAACTCGTTTAGAAGAAGAAACCGCAGGATTGAAAGCATTTGGTGATACTGCAAAACTTGTTCTTTATGGTGGTGATTATTTCAGAATTATCAATGGTACAACTCGTTCTAAACAATTAATGTTAAGAAGTATAGGAGCAAGTGGTGCTGGATTGGCCGATAGTCTAACCGATAAAATTGGTAGTGCGGTAGGAAATTTAGTAGGTGATAAAATTTCAAATTTATTTTTAAAAAAAGAAGATAGAGTACCACCAAAACTTGATACTAGAGCATTGGGTACTGATATATTAGCGGATGTTGCTAGTAGAACATTGGGTAGACTTTTACCAGAACCGATGATACCTTCAAAAGTTGCGGAAGAATTTGAAAAAGGTAGAGCAAAAAAAGAGCAGGATTTTATCCATGAGTATGATATTGATAAAAAAATCATACGATTAAAAAATAAAAAAGGAATACCCAAACTTATAGATGGTTTATTGAAAAATAATAAAGACATAATGGGTCAGACTAAGGATGTTTTAATGTCCACCGCCGGCACTATTGCAGGGGGATTAGTTGCTGGTGGTATTGGTAAATTGAGCAGTTTGATTTTTAATAAAAGAAAAAATAAAAAAGGTGGAAGTAATCAAACCACACAACCAACAACATCAACGGGATTCAAATGGTCATCTGACCAACCATATTCGGCAAAACGTAATATAGCAACATTAAAAAATCCGGAACCATTTGATAGAAACGATTTATCTACTGTATTTTTAGAAGCTAAAATATCAGCTTATGAATCTATTACTGGCCAACGAGTTCAGAGACCAGGAGAAGCGCCATTATCATTACAGTTTGGCCAAATTGCTCAAATTGGACCAAATCCAATTTTAGAAAGTTTGAAGTCAGAGCCTATAAAATATTCCGATTATGATAGAATTACTAAAGAAAATAGATTTAAAAAGAGAGGTATGAGTGATGGAGCAGATGCTTTGAATATTATGAACAGTATAGTTTATAGTGGACAATCTGCGACATTAGATTCTGCAGGTAATAGTGCAGATAGTTATGATTATATACCATTGAAATTCTATTCCATATACAACAATGAAACTTTACAATTTAGATGTACAATCGCAGATTTATCGGAAACATTTACTCCATCTTGGGAAACTAATAAATTTATAGGTAATCCTTTTTCTTTTTACACATATAGTGGTATTGAAAGAAGTGTGACGTTTAGTTTTAAAGTATTTTCTTTAAACTTAATGGAGCATCAATTTAATTGGGAAAGAATTAATGAATTAGCATCATACACATACCCACAGGACTATAAAGGAATAAGTGGTGCCGTTGTACCACCAATTTTAAAAATTACAATTGGTAATTTATATAAAAATAAAGAATGTTTTATTGATAGCTTATCATATACGGTTGATGAAACTACTCCTTGGGAAATTGGTATGAATAAAAAATTAACATCACCAATTGTTCCTAAACTTTTTGGTGGATTTGTATATTCGGTGGATGAAAATAATCCGGCTGATGAATATAAGTTACCGATGATTATAAATGTGGAAATTACATTGAAATTTATTGAAGGAAGAAATAATACTTCACCAAATAGTATTCTATATGGATATACTGATTTTACGCCAAAAAATATTACTACACCAGACCTAACCACAAATACATTTACAATTTAATAAAAAATAAAAATGTCAGATAGCAACAATCGCCAACCCGCAACCCCAACAGTCGTACCAAAAAAGCCGTCTGGTAATACCGTTTTGTGGCAAGCATCTGATGGGAGTATGTATATTTTAACTGAAAACAATTTTGATGCAGTTTTAAAAGCGGAATATGGTGAAAAATATAAAAGAGAAATTGCAGGATTGGTAACTAAAGAAACTTTAAACGCATTTTTATCTATAATAAAAAGTGTTCCAGGTGAAGGGGTAGCTGCAAACTTGGCTATAACCGGTGTAAAAATTTTAGCAAAAGGCGTAGTTAGTACAATTGGCGATGCGGTAGCTGGTAAAGAAATTACTCCTGGTAGTGTTTCGTATAATATTTATAGTGAACTTTTTAAGTTATCCAATTTTGCTGGGGGTGGCCCGGTAGGCGGTGAAGGGGCCATACCAAGTGCTTTAACTTCTGCATATAAATATAAAAAGTTCATTACTACCAAAGATCCTGGGTTTTCGAAAGTAGCTATTATTAAATTTGCACAAACAAAATATTCGGACGAACTAATCATAAAAGGTGAAATAGGATTTTTTTCAATAGGAAAGCGAGCGGAAAAGGCAGTTATAACATATATAAAAAACAAACTAGGTCATAAACCAGGACATAGTGAAACCGCCGGAAAAAATATCGAAGAATATGATATATCAAGTATTGCACAAAATTGGGACGGAACTGATTTGGAAAATTTTGATAGATTTATTGCACAAGGATATAATATCGGAGAGG